CTGTTTAATATTATTGGTATGTCTCTAAACTCCTCCATACTATCGACAAGTTTTATACTCATCTGATATGAAGGTTGAAATAATGGTAGTATCTGTTCTGTTATCTCTAATGCTTCGTCGTTTGTTTTAGATATTATGTTTAATTCAAAATCAATATTATATGGTACAGGTGTAAACTGTTTCTTGACTGCGTTGTTAGTATCTGCTTTTAATGTTAGTGTAGTTGGTGCAAGTTTTCTAGTAGCATCATAAGAAATACCCGACATCTCGAAAGATAATCGGGGAACTGTGATAGCAACCTTCTGGTTGAGATCCGCTTGTTGTTCTAATCTTGCTAAAAATTTCTGTCTAGGACCGTATGCCAACGGTACCTTCATTGTGCTGTATACTGTACCGTCTGATTTCTCTTTTCGGCATTCTATATTATTGAAGAGTGTTCCAAATCCTATGACGCACTTTCTAATAATCTTGTTATAAGTGTAAGTTCCTAACATGTTAAGTCACCAATCCAAATGGGTTGCTTTCGCTGAAGTCAATAATATCGTCACCTAATGATTCAAAGGTTACGCTCTCTGAATATTTAGGGTCAGCAGTTGCCATTTCATTTTTGTTATCCAATACTATGGTTGCTCCTGACGTTGCTCCCATAATCAATTCACCGACAACGAATGAACCTGTAGGAGATTTGAGTTTGACAAATCCCTCTTGAGCGTTCCACTCAACTAACTGTGCAGTGTGTCCAGTAGTTCCACCAGTAACCTGTTCTGGAACTTGGAATGCACCAGTTAATCCTGCTGGTGCAGGAGTAAATGCAATTGTTGCACTTGTATATCCACTACCAGCGTTAGTAATATCTATAAGTTTTACACTCTTATACCCACTACCACCTGATAAAATGTTAATTGCAGTCAATACTCCATTAGTAAATGTAGGCACTAATGTTGCTGCTATACCACCCGCATCAGGTGCAGTTACATTGAGCACTGCCCTGTCCTCATCATAGTTCTCACCACCGTCTACTATGTTGACGGAACGTATCTGTCCATCTTTAACAACGCTTCTTATGACTGCAGACTTAGTAGGAGAACCACCACTGACAGTTATGTTTGCCATGAATGCTTCTGCTGCTGCATCTTGTCCATCACCTGTGATAGTAATAAGAGGAGTCTCGTTGTAACTACTACCATTATCAGTAATAAAGATGTTAGTTAACTCACCACCAGTCAACACTGAGGTTCCAGTTGCTGTTGTACCAGCAGTTGTAAGATAGAAATGTTTGACAGTATAACCGTAATCTACTATCTCCTCGTCATTATCAAATACATCACCTTGCTCGTCACTGTATTCAAATAGTTCTGCCTTGAGTTTATATACGTAACCTTTACCTAACTGATAGAATGGTTCTTCATGCTCTACAAATTTTATCTCAAAGTAATTACTTGTTAATGGTAAGAATATTAGGTCTCCTTCTTGTGGTCTTTCTGGTGCCTGATAATCTTTATCAACTAAAAGGAACTGTGATATAAGGTCAGTAAATCTCTGTTGAGAAACTATCATAGTTATCTCATCAGTTTGTGCTACACCAAACTTTGTAAGTAAATCTCCACCACCTTGGAAACCATCAAAGTTTTCCATGTATGCTTCGATTAGATATGAGTCATTAAACTCACCTATAACTTCCTCATTAAACACACCATCTTTTTCCATTATCTCTCTAGGACAATAGAGTATATCCATACCAAACATTTTGATATATTCTTCTACTAGGTTCTGTTGTAGAAACTGTTCGTTCCTAGTACCGTGTGTGAAATAAGTGGTTCTTGGCATTATCCGATCATGTCTAGTGGTGGTGTCTCATACTGTGTAAGCATTTCGGTTTCTAATTTCTCGACTGCTTCTTTGCCTTCATTATAAATGAACTCTCCGTTCATAGTAATTCCACCTGGCAACTGTGCTCCTTGGAACTTAATTAAGTTTGCACCCCATTGTCTTTTTATCAATGCGGTTACATATCTCTTTAACCAAATGTCATTGTATACATCGGTAAATGAGTTAGGGTCTATTGCACGATAACATTCTAGAACTAGGAAGTCATCTTCGTTTACATCAGTTTTAAAATCTAAGTCAAGATATAATCTGTCACCACGCATCTGATACCTAATTTGTTTTTGTCCTTCCAAGAGATAGTAGATGTCTTCTAATCTCCTGTTGACCATTTCATAAGTAAGAATTTCTGTTTGAGTTAAATCCCAAAGGTCGTTAAGACGCCACTGATAACGTACGTCAAATAAGTTTGTGACATTCTTAGATACGAAATCAAATACCTTAATCACAGTTGTGACGTATGGTGGCATTTTGATAAAATTATTTTGTTCTTTAAATGTGATAGTTTGGTTAGATGATGTTCCGTTTGCAACAGTAGTATCAGTATCTGTTGTCATATCATCTAGCATCAACTGAGTATACTTAACTTTTAGATGGGTTCTAATGTATCCATCCATATGTCTTTCATTATAAAATTGAACAGCATCATCTACCAGATCACTTATCTGATCATCTTCAATGTTTATTTCTAGGACAGGTGCACCGTTTTGACGTAATGCGTAATCTATAAGTCCCTGTCTGCTTGATGGAATTGCCATGTTAGGTAGGGTTGATGTTAAATCTTATTCTTACATAATATGTAGTGTTAGCACTTAGGTTAACAGCACCAGGCAAAGTATAAGATAATAGGTTTGTTGAGTTACCAAGAGATTGGTGAACAATAGTTGCAAAGGTATTGGTAGGTGAGAACTGCCAATCACTAGATGAGTGAGTGTATCCAGTCTTCATTGCAATAGCATTTACATTGATGGTTGGATTAAATGCTGGTGTAATTGTTTGTATGTCTGGTTGGTCAACTAGAGGTGTAGTAAAGTTGACTGCAGATGAGAATGCACTTTCCAATCCAGCGTTATCTCTAAACTTGACCTGTACAGAATATGCAGTATCAAAATCTAGTGTGCCACTAGGGACTGTTAGTGATGTTAAGTTACCAGTATCACCATTAGTAAATGTGTCTGCAGTATTGAATACTGTGACGTTATCACTAACTCTTCTTATTCTCCAGAAACTAGAGAAGTGTACAGAACCAGAATACTCAACAACATATGCTGCTGTGTTTATAACTGGTTGTCTGGAGAATGTTTTGCTTGTATCACTGTCTATAACTGGTGTTATAGATGCTGGTGCAGATACAAACTCTGACTCATTAACTGTCAGTGTTGCTGCATTAGATGTAACTGTTGTAGCATTTGGATTTGTTAGAACACATCTGAATTGCTCAGATGGAGTTGTTGGATAAACTGTAGCAGGAGTTGTATATGATGCTGAGTTTGCACCATTGATATTACTCCAGTTAGCACCACTGTCAACAGACTTCTGCCATTGGTATGTAATTACATCACTTGTTATAGATGCAACAATAGTAAAGGTTGCTTGGTTACCTTCAATAACTCCTTGGTTCTGTGGTTGTGTACCTATTGTAATCACACGTAAGATTGACAATAAAGCAAACGTTGATGTCACACTTGAGGATGCACCTACTAGAGATACCTCACAAACATATCTGTCAGCATTATCTGCAGCAAATGTAAGTGTTGGTGTTGTATAAGAACTACTATTTGCACCCGTAACATCGACGTAATTGTTACCACCATCGTCTGATCTCTTCCACTGGTATGTTGGAGTTCCGCTACTACCAGTAGCACTAACAGAGAATGCTGCAGTACCACCTTCGTTAGCAGTTGCGTTTGCGGGTTGAGATGTTATTGATAATGTCCTTTGTACATTGAGAGTTGCAGCATTTGTTGTTGCGTTTGATGCAGCACCAGTCGCTGCAATAATACAACGATATTGGTCAAGATGATCGTCTGCGTAAGTTGTAGCAGCAGTGGTATATGATGCAGAAGTTGCACCACCAAGTGTGCTCCATACAACATCACCAACTGTGATTGCGTTACCCATATATTGATGTGCTTGGCAAGCATAGTAAAGCGTGGAAGGTGCACTTGCATCTACTGTAATACTTACACGACGTTGTGTAGCGGTAGCAAAACCAGTATCATATGCAGTGTAACTTACATCAACTCCGTCTAGTGTGTAGGTTACGCCTGTTTCATATCGGTCACTACCAGCGTATGCTGTTTCTACAGCACTGAAATATATTGCGTGTGTTGTAACTGATGCATCGTCTTGATTGAATACGTAAGTTGCACCTTTTACAAACTGCAAGTTAGGTGCTTGTGTTACTGTGTCGTAAACACCACCAATAATATAATATCCTTTTCCAGATCCTTGATTGTAGTAAGGATGACTTGCTGTCTTAGCAGCGACAGTTACAGTATAAGTTGTTGGTGTAGTAACATCATGGGCGTTATCTGACTTTTCCCATTGATAAGTTACACTAGGTTCGTGCTGTGATTGTCCTTCAGCACCACCACCTCCACCAGTCGGTGTGTCAAATTGCTCAACATCAAATGATGACGATGCAGCGTTACCACCTACAGGTGCCATTGTCACACCACCGAGTGTAGTAAACGTAGCAGTATTACCTTCAGTAACTGTAGAACCTGTTGGTTGAGTAGATACAATTACCGTTACTGTTTCTACTTGTAATGTAGCAGCATTACTAGGTATAGTTGTTGCACCATTAGCAGCGAGCAAACAACGATATTGGTATTCATCGTATGCTTGAGTTAGTGTAGGCGTTGTATAAGTTGCACTTGTACCACCAGTTCCTTCTGATACATTAGACCATGACGCACCAGCAGTAAGAGATACTTGCCATTGGAATGTAATATCTCCTGCATCATTATCAGATGTATTTGCAGCAACACCAAATGAAACTGTACCACCCACAGCACCTGTAACGTTTGATGGTTGTGAGGTTATACTAATTGTACGTTGTACTAAGTTACGTGCAGAGGAAGTTATCACCTCTGGTGCACCAGCAACATTTAATTTACATCTGTAGAAGTCACCATAGTCATTATCGTATGATGTGCTTCCTGTAGTGTATGTTGTGCTTGTTGCTCCTCCAATATCTGCAAAGGTTACGCCATCACCATTTTGTGATATCTGCCATTGGTATGACAGGGTTGCTGCGTCTTTTGTAGAACCAGCACAAGTAAATGCAGCAGCTGCTGGTGCCACGGGTTGTTGATTTGTTGGTTGTGTGTCAACTGTAATAACACGTGTTACTGTTAATGTAGCAGCAGTAGTTGTGCCAGGTGCAATAGCAGTTGCAGAGGTTACCTGACAACGATATTGATAATTGTTTAGTGAGTATTCATCATCTACACTTAATGTGTTTGTGGTAGCACCACTATAGAATCCACCATTAGTTACGTTAGACCAACCTACACCACCGTTGCTTGAGAACTCCCATTGGTATAGTAGGGTAGAACCATCTGAACTAGTTGCAGATACAGGACCGAAGACAGCGTTGATGTTTGCTCCTGCCTCAACAGATGTAGAATTTGGGTTTCCAGTAATTGTAATTAGAACACCAGTTCCTGTTGTAGTAAAACTATATGCTCTAGCATTTTGAGTTACGTTCTCAGTTACTGTAAAATTAAATGTTGTGTCAAGATAATCAGATGTTACTGTGCCTGATAGTTGACCAGTTGCAGTATTGAATGTCAATCCTGATGCACCAATAGCATCTCCACTTAATGTGTATTGTTCAAACGTAGGTTCGTTAGCAAATGTTGTACCAGCAAGACCGAGTTCTACAGTTATGTTTGCTCCATCTGCATATGGACTACCGTTAAGTGCACCTGTGCTAGTTGTCCATGTTACGTTTGTATCGACATAAGGGAAAAATGCACCACGTTTTTTAGTCAGTGTACCACCAGTGCCATTGTAATCAAAGTCTACACCTGAGTCTACTGGATAGTATACGACATTTGTATATTGACCTGTGCCCTGTGCTTCTTGTGTATCGGTCTGGGATCTTAAAGTTGTTGATGTAGATACAACACCATCTATACTTTCATGTGTTTTTGACTCAGGATCTATGAGTGCAAGATAGTTATTAGACCCACCACCTGTAGTTCCAGCAGTAGCATTACTTGTGTTCTGTACAGTAATTGTATTATTGATTGCACTCTCTGCCTGTATTGTCAACCAACCAGACTGTGATAAACCAGATACATCTATACCGCCAACCACTACACCACCACTACCGCCAGGTGCAGTTTGTACAGTTATAGATCCTATCATTCCAGAGTGAACACCACACTGATAGTAATATGTTCCTGCAGTATTAGGTGTCCATGATACTGTTGAGTTACCTGTGGATCCTTGTCCTGATGCAGAAGGAGTGCTTACGTTAGCACCATTGCTAGACACTCTGATATAAAACGGGTGTATACCAGATACGTTTGATAAATTAAAGTTTATTGTATCACCGACATAAACAGTCACGCCTACATCATTACCACTAACAGCACCATTTCTATCAGTTCCGTTAAGAGTGTAGTATCCTGATGATGGTGCAGTTGTTGTTATATTAAATGTTGTTGGTGTAGAACCTCCTGCACCAGCAGTAGATCCTGTTGTTCTTAACTGACATTTCTTACCTACATTTCCTAGGAAATGAGAAGCATCAGCAGGGTTAAATTTTACAATTAAGAAATTAGAACCAGCAGCAGTCTCATATGGATTGTCTATTAGTTTTCTATCTTCAATACTATTTGTTGGGTAGAATGTGCTACCACCTTTTCTGATATCTCCTACATCGTTTGGAGTTCTACAGAAAGTTTTAAATGTGCCTGTAAGATTATTTGTTGTTAACGTGTAACCATTTGCACCACACCATGCAAGAGCAACACCAGCAACTAAAGGTGCAGCGAAGGATGTACCACCTATAGTTGTATAGTTTGATGCACTAGTTGTAGGAGTGTTAGCAGTCCAATCGTATGCAGGAACTAGGATCCTTGCACCTGGTGCAGTAGTTGTTGTACCAGCACCATAGTTTGAGAAGTCCGCCCATCTATCGTTATATTCTGTAGCACCGACTGATACCTTGTTCTGGTTTGCGTCAACTGTGTTGATACCACCATTAGTATTATCTGCATAACCAGCAGTTCTTGTACCAGAAATACATTTACCTTGTATAGGACCTGCGAAAGCATCACTACTGTTCTTAAATCCATTACCAGCAGAGCGAACAATAATGATATTATATGTGCTTGCAATCGTTCCTTCGATGTCGTCTAGTATCTCTTCGTCAGTTCCTGAGTCACTACCAGCATCATTTAGTTCAATGTATGGATAGTTTGCATTAGGAATCGTAGGTCCGAATGATGCATTGATGACAGCAGGCCGAGTGTTTCCTTTGTAATTTCCGTTTCCACTGTCGTTATGGTCTATAACTGCCTGATATGCTGCCAGTATATTAGTATAAGATGCACTTAAGTTACTATCAAATGCCTTTAATGCATATATCTTTGCTCTTCTAGCAATACCCGCCCCTCTACCAGCCGCGAGAATTGCACAGTGTGTTCCATGTCCATTGTCATCTTCGTTGTTAGAACCATGTGCACCAGCATAGTGACCGAGTTGATAAACCCTATAGTTCTGTTGTTCTGTAGTACCGTTTAGGTCAGAGACATATGAAGGATCATATAACTCAGAGTGAAGAGCAGCGTTGTTACCAGTCGGCCTAGAAGCACCACGAACACCAGTATCAATCACATATAAGTCTGCTGCGTTACCATCTTGGTTGTAACTAAATTGTCTGTTAAGGTATTGTCTGTCTTGTTTTGTAATTCTGTCTAGATGCCAGTAGTCATGTACGTTTATGGTACCAAATCTATTTGCATGTAGATTGTCATAGCGTCCCATACCACTGTGATTGATGCAATAGTAGTAGAGGATAGATGGTGTGCTAGAGCTGATTGTTATTGCTACGGAAGCTCCTGCTTGTCCTGCAGTTCCTGTAACTACAACACCATTGCTATACGTAGTTCCACCAGTAGTCCAAGGTCCGTCAGGAGTCTCAGAGAACCTCATACCATGAGTAGCATTAGAAGAGTCACTCTGGTCAAAGGTGTATGTTGCACCCTGTAAGAAACCTGTCTGGTTTGCAAATTGTGAATATACTCCGTTCTGTGTCTGTGAAAAAAGATATAGATTGTTTCCGTTAATGTTCTGAACTTTTACATATATTGTACCTGATCCAGCACCTGTAAGTTGTCTAGTGTTGCCAACTGTGTTAGTCTCTCCAGTTTCATTCAACACTGCTGTACCACTAGTCTCAGCTGTCAACTGTGACTCGTAGACAGGGTTAAGTTGAAATGCATTAGCATCCCATGTCGCCTTCTTAACTACGTTCAATGCACGTAGTTGGTCTATTATTACACTGGTATATCTCTCAGGACAATCAAATGTTATGATTGAGAAAGTTCTAAATGATTCTACAAAGGTAAGGTAACCATACAATTTCAAGATTGCTGCAGCAGCAGAATCCAAACTATAGTTATCGCTGACCCTTACTACTACCCTCTTCATTCTGCTGGTACAATAAGTCCTTCAGATATATTTATGCACTACTGTCGTTCGCCTTTGCTAATAGTTTCTTAACCTCTTCTTCATTAGGAGGTGTAAACATCCTTTCAACTGGTTTGCAGAATTTTATATCATGCTTCTCATCAAACTCAAACTTGGTTCTGAGATGTGTTTTATCTCTCTCTACTATTAAATGATAATACTTTCCATAGACATTCTCAGAGAATCCTATAGAGATAATCTCTCTACCATTATAGGATTCTCCTACTTTGTATGGACAAGTTTCCATTGTGCCATCGAATAGTACGTGAAATTTCCTAGAGTTTACGTGCTCTAGTTTTCTCGCATCACTCGACGGGAACGACTTCCTTAGTGGACTCATCTTCTTTTAATGTCATTTGTAGTGCTTCGACTGCACCTTCTAGTCTTAGAACTTGCTCTTTACGAGTTGCAAGTTGCTTTTCAAGTTCAACGATTGTTGCTTTTTGCTCTTTCAGTTGATTGGTGAAATCTTTCACCATTGTTTCAGCGTCCATGCTTTAAAATGATAAGTGTACTATTTAGGATAAGAATGCATTGAATGTCAGGCGGTTTGTCTCCCAACCTTCTTGTTTAAAGAAAGGCGAATGCCATAACCTACCTTCATAAATCAATAGACTATTGAACTCATGTGGTTCGGTATGATACCTTTCCCAATGCTTTGTTTTATACTTAGAGGGGTCGAAGTTGACCATGGCATTTGTTTTACTGACAATTCTATCGACTCTATAGTTTTTATCAGAGGATATAAACTCCTCATCATACTCAGCATGTCTCCAGAATGCAGTGCCATTTTCAGCATCCTCCATCTCTTCGTCATAATTTAATGATAACACTGCAGCGTAGTGAGTGTCATCTGTATGTGGTGTAAGACTACACATTCTACAGTTCTCATGCACCTGATACATTTGGAATGTAAAGTGAGAGTCCTGTGGATTCTTCATACATTGTTTACTACACTCAAAGTAGTTAGATAATAAAAATCTAAACTGAGGTAGTAATTGGTTTGCCACATGACCTAGTTTGGACACGTAGCCAGGCAAATTAGAAAACTCACCGTTTACAGTAGACACATAGTCTGCCGATTGAGCATATGCTCTAACCTCCTCTGGGTTAACAAAGAAATTTTTTACTTTGATAACTCTGTTTTTCGCTTTGCCTATATGCAGTTGTTCGACCTCCCAATCTTTCGGATGGAGAGATTCTAATATTTGAGGATTAATAAGTTTCATACTGTGATGCGTCTCGGTTTGTACCGAAGTAGTTATTGACAAGTGTATCTTTTCTGAGGACTAGAACATGAATTCCATTCCACCAGTGGTTAGGATTTTCTATGATACCGCTGAGTATCTTTCTTTCAAAAAATACTTCTAATTGGTTCTCACTAACAAAGTCCATAGTTGCTTCTACAACACCATCAAAGTTAGCGTCGTCTACTACTAAAATAAACTGATCATCTAAAAAGGGTAATAGATGATTGAGGGAGCTTAACTGTTCCATCATATCATGACTTGCATCATAAAACAATATGTTCGGTTTGCTACCTTCAAAGTCCTCATCTGTCAACTCTTCAATAGATGACTTGAGGAATACAGCATTTCCATTTTCATACTTCTCCCAGTTGCTTACTAGTGTGTCGTATGGATTGCATGGTGTCCATTGTATGTGGTCAGTCAAAGGTTTGACATTTGCTTCTGAGAAGTCATCAACACCAAAACATTTGACATTGTTATTCATGGTAGCAGCAAAGAATGTACTACCAACATGGGTGCCTACCTCTAGGTATACAGCATCCTCATAAGAGCATAGACTATTTAAGAAATGTCTAATGCGGTCTGACGATAAACCTTGAGGTGTAAAACCGTCAGGATTAAAGTTAGACTGTTTTGTCATACCATCATCTATTGCCTTGATTGTTCTTCTAACAAACTCATCCATCTCTGTATTTCTTTCCTGTTTCTTAAGATGTGTGTCTACTACAATCTCACAGTAATTACAGTCCCAACAGTCAAACTTACAGTTCTTTATTTTGTTTCTCCAAACATCTATTGGTCTATCTTTTATCGCTAGGTCATCTAGGTATTTGTTAAACTCAGGATACATCACCTCTATCTTCTCATTACCCCATGCAGATATTATATCCATGGACTCTTTGAGTTTCATCGCATTTTCTCTACCATGCATTTTAAATACATCAATACCAAGGTCTAAAAACTCATTCCAATCAGACTTCCATGGTGGTAGATTTGCTGCTTTTAATGCATGTGCATTGTCTTCGATATCCCATTTTGCACAAGAGTTTGTACTAATGGGATCCATAAAATATTGAGGTGAGTCCTCGTTCCTAGTGCTGTTAAAATGATAGTGTTCATCCATCATAGGACATCCACCCCAACAACCTTCGTTTGTTAGAATTGATATCTCTACTGGTTTACCAATGGATGCACAAAAATCTTTTGCTTTCTTTACTCTTATTAGTGCGTCACGGTCTCTCATCAAATCTCTATCTAGATTGATGTAATGAAAACCTACCTCAGCAAGAGCAACTATCTCATTTGCTCTACTGACATTTCTAAGTATTGTATTCTTTATTTTTAGTTCTGGAAATTCTCTATGCAAAATACCAGTAGATACCCAACTAGTATGTGGTATCGTTACTGTCTTGACTCCTGCTTCATATAACTGACGAAAGTTTCTTACAAATAAATCTAAATTTTCTAAGTCTGGTCTAACGTATATGTTGTTAAAAGTTGCTGATAATGGTATTCCTGTTTCTTGAAAAATATGGTAAGCATTATAAAAAAGTTGAACTGGGTCACCTTTAAAAACATCACCCATTGCATCTTGTGCAAATGGTGGCATCCTGCATGTGAAATACAGATCAACTATGTATTCTTTATGTTGCTTCAACCAAGGAATGAAGACATCCTCAGCGTACCGTGAATCAATCTTTGGATTTATTGGGAGACTGAAGACGGACTTTCTTTTTGGGGATGTCATGTTTTAGTTCAGTAATTAGAGGTGTCTTTGGAACCTCTGGTGGTTCTGCAGAACCTATTTGTGGAGGAGGTGTATCCTCTGGTAATGATGTAATTTCAGAACCATTTATCTGCGGTGGTTTAAACTCACCACCGTTTATGATATGACCTATGGTTCCACCCATTTGTTTTTGCATGGACGCAACTCCTGCTGCAATTATAGAGGAGTGAGATACAGCACCAGACAATACTTGTATCTGGTCTTCAGTAGGTAGATTCATAATAGAATCCATGTTACCCGTACCAACATGTCCAAAAGAAATCATGTCGCATGCTGCCTGTTTTGCCATACGACTAATCCAATATTTCTTATCTTCTTCCTCATTGGTATTAAGATAATACTCTATTCCTTTTGATTTGTCTACCATCTCATCTAACTGCGATGTGAAGTTCTCAATCTCACGTTTGCAGATGACTACCTTTTGCTCCCATATACTTCTATCATAGAGAGCTTTGTTAATCTCAATCTCTATTGCTTCCTTGTCTAAAGGATCTTGAGCAAGTTTTAATTGTCGATTTAATTTTTTTAAATCTATAGCATTCTTGTCAAGACGATACTGCAACTCCACTCTAGTGTTATCTCTAGACTGTAGTTCTAGTAGTGCCTGTTGAATTTTTTTAAATGGTGTAATCTGTGTACCAACCACAAAGTTTTGGTTCTGGTACTTAGTCTGTCCACCTTCTAGTTTATATGAATGTTCTATCCAAGTCTTTTCAGAATCCGAAAGTTCCATAAGCTAGTTCTCCATCAAGTCGCTGTTCATTTTCATCGATGCGACCCAACTTCTGTCCCTGCTTAATTGGCATACCCACATTCAAGTAATCTTCATACAGAATGTTCATATCCCACATATTGTCACAGTTCCTAAACTGGGAACGTATCGCATGATATTTGCCTAATAAAGAGGCATAATCTATAAGGTATTTATCATGATTTTTGAGGACTCTTTTTACGAGTTCTCCCTTTGGCATTCCTCTTGTGACTGCCAATATATCTATAAACGGTGTTTTAGCGTTCTCATCATTTTTAAATTTCCTTGCTTCCTCAAGTTGATACACCCAACTCTCAGACTCTATGTCACAACAATTTTTAAAGTTCTTGAAACGTAGTTCAAACTCATGTTCTATAACCAAGATTGCTTGAAGTTTCATATACTCCAAAGCATAATTGATATACTTTTGTGGAGTCTTTTTCTTTTTCTTGACATGGGTAAACTCACCCTTGTCATTCATTTCTTTCACATAGTCTTTGTAGTGTGTTCTAATCTCACCTTGAAATTTTACACCTACAGAATAAACTTTCTCATCTAATTCAATGTATCTCTTGAAACAAGATTTGACTGTCTCAAAGACAAGTTTGTTCATCTTGACAGTAGATACGTTATGGAAATTATATAAGACCTTGTATGTTGTAGAGTGTGGTCTGAGGTCAGCGGTTCTCAATACATCCTCATGTATTAGCATGTGGATAAAACCTTCTTTGACTAACTCCTTATCTTTTATAAACTTTCTAGTTTCTAATTCTAGTGGATGTTGTGGTGAATATTTCGGACGTAAAAATTCCTCATCCTCAATCATGTGGGATGGTATGTGTTTCTTCCACGCTGTATCTTCCTTTACAGGTTTCAGAGTTCCTTTAGATATAAATTTATTCTCCATCTACTTTCTTCTTTAATTCATCAAATTCTTTTCTCAAATCCTCATGTTGTTTTTTGAGAATTAAGAATGCTTTGTGACTTGCATAGTCTGGTTGATTGAAGTACATCAACGCATCACTACCTGTTTTAACTGATCCTGCCATTACTGATACCTCGTTCCTGTTACTGAGAATGCTCCAGTGACACATGCACCAGAAGACTGACCTTGATGACCTTTAGGTTCTGCTTTAAAACCTAGTACAATATCTCCGTCAGTAGCATGGAATCTCTTCCATGTTCTATTGTTTTGGTATCCACCACCACCTCCTGCGTAGTTACCCATACAGTAACCCCAGTCTTGACCCATACACATGTTCTCTTCACCAGAAGATATATCTAACTGGTTAAATGCACCACCGATAGAAGTAGATGTAAGATCATTAAACTTCAACCAAGGAAGTGTTACGTTGTTTCCATTACCATGGTAGCAGAATCCCCATTTGGTTGACAAGTCTTTCTTCCAACCATCTCCACCCCAACCAGATAAACTGTAGGATGATACAGACTCATTACTGAACTGTACGTATCTTGCGTTACCAGTATCACCATATAAGTGACATCTAGTCTCACCCTCGGATCCAGTAGCATTACCATTACCAAAACCATTACCTAGTCTAGTAGACATTTCAGTAACAAAGTTCAATCTCTGTATGCTGCCAGGACCTCCACCCGCTGTGTAACCTCTTTGTGTCACCTGACCAGAAGCACAACCAGGATCATCTGTACTATCCCAACTGTCTATAGATGCACCAATACTATCAGGTGTAGAGTTATATGCATCACCATGACCATAGGTTCCGTTAGGACCGAAGGATCTATTGGTTCCAGTGTGTAGGTTTACACTACTGACTGCCTGACCAGAACCACCGTAGGAGTTCTGTGTACCATAGACATAACCATTGAAGTCACCGAAGTTTCCATCAACATATGATGCTGCTCTATCTAACTGGTCTCCACGACAAATAGTAACGTCTGTTGCGTGATATATTTGATTAACTGTTCTCCATGGATTAGATCCTCTGTATCCACCAATCAGAAATCCATGTGTAAAAATACTGCGATATAAAAATGATGAACCAACTGTTATGTTATACAAGTTTCCTTGATAGTCATACCATTGTCCTGTGCCACTGTAAGGTAGATAGTTTGCAGAAGAGACTGACGGGTTCTGTGCGTTAACACCACCTGTGTCTGTGTTGTAAGGACCGAAGTTGTTATTACCGTAACTTCCTTGAAATGCTGCCTGACCAGATTCTGCTGCAACTGCAGTTCCCCAAAATGCATTCTTACCATCAGACATCAATATACCACCCGCAGTCACAGGACTTTGTGATGGTAGTGTCTCAAATAAAACACCGTTCTGTAGTAAGTTACCAGTAAAATTTATATTTCCAGTAACGTCAATATTCTTTGGAATATCAACTGTACTACCCGAAGAAGTTAGTGTGTTTACCTGTGAGGTAGCTGCATTTATCTGTGACATAGTTTAATCGGGATACTTGTCTTTAATTTCTTTTATTGCCTTATACCAAGAACCATCTTTGCCAGGCATTAGTCCAGCATCGATGTCTTTCCAAATCATACTAAGTTGTTGCTCCATAGTAGGATACGTGTGAAATCTATTTTCCTCTGGTGTAGGTTCAGCATAAACCTTTGCTATTATTTTTCCTGTTGTAGGTTCATACTCAAATTCAGAGGGTTGTTTTTCTGAGATGTCTTCATCAGGTATATCCTTCCAAAAGAAATCCTCATGCACATCAAAGCAATCGTCTTCAGTTGCTACAAACTGGCAAACGTTACTATTATTTTTGTTGATTAATGCGTAACTCATGATTTTTTAAGTGTAGTTGAATACGATAACAGCACCAGCACCACCATTACCATTGTTGTGTGCATAACTGTTCTGTGAGTAATGTCCATAAGCACCACCAGAACCCCATTGTCCATGAGTGTTCTCAGCGTTAGTACTGCTGTTATGGTGGTTTGATCCTGCTTTATGCCAGAATGACATTCCACCAGCACCTTCTCTTGATGAACCGTGTGACATTTCTCCACCACCGCCAGGTATGTTTATATCACCACCAGAGGCGTTTCCACCATGTCCACCCTCGTATGGGTTGTCGGTGTAACCACCGTCACCACCAGTAGCAGTCACATAAGAACCAAAGGATGATGTACCTCCTCCAGAACCTCTACCACCGTTACGAGCATATCCTCCTCCACCACCATAGGTGTAGTTTACAGAACTAACGTTTGATACATCAATGTATCTGATTGCAGTAGCACCGCCACCACCACCAGCACCACGATAGGTGTTGTCGTTAACTCTTGCTCCTCCACCACCACCTGTACAATATACTAGGACGTGGTTGCAACCAGCTGGTTTACTCCATACTCCAGATCCACCAGAAGTTGACTTACTATTCCAAGTACCGTTTTGGGATGTGTAAGTATTGATGCTCAATAAAGCACCGCTTACAGTAAAGTTCTGATATGAACTACCGTTCCAAATCTTAAATGAACCGCTAGATACGTCAATAACATTTGCACCAGCCGTACTTTGGATTTGGTCTACTCTTAAAATTCCTGCCATGATTAGTTAATTAGACTATGCTCCAGTATCCACCACTGTTTATGGTTACAGTTACACCGTTATTTATAGTAACAGGACCTGAACTTAAACAGTTGTCCCCACTATTTACAGAAATGTTTTCTGCGACGGAGTTTCTATTTCGTTTGAATACTCCATAACGGTCAATCCACTGCTTGTCACCATCAGCACGAAGAACAACATTACGCTGTCCGCTAGATAAACCTTCAGAAGATGTATTAATATTTATTCCGTTAGATCCTCTAACCTCTAATCTGTAAGATGACTGTGTTTGGTCACTACCAGAATACAATGTCCAGTAACCACCATCACCATTGATAGAACCCTGTCCAGTATCATTGTTAGAACGGAAGTAGAAGTCGTCACCTGTTCTTAAGTAAGTATGAGAGTTGTTAGAGAAGTAGAATCTTTCCTGACCACCAGCATCACTAATCCATTGGTTAACACTACCACCTAAGTATGGAAGATTAAGTGCACTGTAACCATCAAGTAAGTCTGCGTTAAGGTTAGGACATACAGTTGTAGAACTAACAGCGATTGGTGCAGTACCTTGTGCAACTGTTGACCTTATAGTATTTGTTGAACGAATGTCGCCTTTAACATCAAGTTTGTAAGATGGTGTACCGCTACCAAAGTTACCAACACCCACGTTACCACTTCTTGAGATTCTCATTGACTCGAAGAAGTCTCCAGAACCATCGGTTCCTTGTGTGAAGAATGTCAAACCTAGGTAATCACTATCAGTGTTCTCTGCAATACCTGATATCATCGCACGTCTGCGACCTCCAGTTCTCCATACGATAGAACCTAGAGTATGACCCACAGTAAATGCTGTGTCAACTTGAATCAACATTGATTCTCCACCAGTTACTGTCTGTGATGCTGAACCATCACCGTCACCAGTGTTACCACCCTCATCTACGTGGAAACGTGCTAGAGGATTAGTCTCGCCAATTCCTAAGCGACCACCACGGAAAGTAATATTATTATATGATAAGTATGTGCCATTCCAACCAAAGGCGTTGCTATCGTTACCAAAACGGATGTAACCTTGATTGCTGTCTTGTCTACCCTTAATTGATAACTGGTTAGTGGTTGCCTTACCTATGTTAATACCATTACCATCAGCTAACTGTAAGATAGATGTACCAGTGTTAGAGAATATACCTTGGTCGGCATATAAATCGTTGACTGTTAAATGACCTGATGAATCTCTACGAGCAAGAGTGTTTGATGATGCAGATGTTGACTGTGTATAACCATCAACATAGTGAGCGTCTAACTGTGATGATGCTCCATCGTTTCCTGCATGCCAGATTGTGTTACCATTTGCTGTTAAATCTCCAGCGTTAAATCTTAATGTACCATTACCGTTAGAACCATTACCACCAGAGACGATCATTTGAACGTCATAGTCTGGTGCTTGACCAGATGATCTAAAGTCTAATGTTGGTGTAGTAGATACTGCTGCCTTACCAATCTGTAATTTAGCACCAGATGCATTGTCACGTAATCCAATGATAGTAGAGGAACCACTTGATATTGGGTTAGATGATGTTACTGTCCATTTTGTGCCAGGATTAGGTCCGAAGACTCTAATGTTTGCGTTAGTGTTATTACCAACAAATGATATTGTTCCAGTAACAAGTGAATATATTTCACCAGTTGTATGTGTTTTTTCTTGAACACCACCAGAACTATCAACCACGATAGAACCAATGTTATTTGTTGCACCTACGTCAGAGTAGATAGTGTAGGTTCCACCATTATTGATGTTACCACCAACACCACTATTACAATGGAAGTCTGGAATGTATAGTGTAAATTTATTACCTGTGTCATTAACAAAGAAGTTCTCAAAGACCATCTTGTCTTGACCAAGAACTTCTGGTAAGAACATATCACCAATCTTGTGATCAAGTCCTGCACGTGTGTCACCAATGTTATAACCAGAACCATACCATAGTCCTTGCTTACCGTCTAACTTGTCAGCGTCTAATCCACTGCCAACACCGTCATTTCCTTCTGACCAAATCTTGAACCAGTTAGAGTAGACTGCATTGATTCCATTATTACCTCTGATGTATAGGTTGTTATTATCTGTAAATCCTAATTGAGTTGATGCAGTTCCAGTAGACTGTCTTCTGTATGTGAGAATACCATGTGTTGTACCACCATCATTAAGACCAGTTGCAGCGTTATTTCTAAGTGCTGCAGCAACACCATTTGCTGCCTGAGCAGGAGATGGGTTTGATGTGAGTGATGCAGTCTCGTTAAATATTCTGTTTGCAGTATCAGCAGTACCAGATATAGAGATGTTGTATGTTATGTTTGCAAGTCTTGCAGGATCTAATGTACCGAAGATAATGTTGTTTGCAGTCTGATAGAATGAACCATCGTTACCATCTAATTTGTCAGCGTTAAGTTCAGATCCTGCACCTTGGTCAATAGAAACCTGACCATTGTTATCAACAAGGAATCCACCTTGATCTTGGTTTGCAACCGCTTGGTTAGCAACGTCCTTTCTAAATCTGAATACACCGTAGTTACCATATACTGAGGAACTCGCAGTTAGAGAGTCACCTTTTCTTATGTCAACTTCAATGTTACCAAATGCTCTGTTAATAGTTCCCTTAGTAGCATTCAATACTGCACTGTTACCACCACCAAGTTCACTTGGTATTACAACTGAGAAGTCTCCAGTGTATCCTGTACCAGAGTCAGTAACCTGTGCACTAATAATAGCACCACTTGATACAACGTATGTTGCTCGTGCAACATCATCACTTGTAACAGAGACGTTACCGCCTTCCATTGGTAAGTTCTGATAAGTTCCATCTGTATATCCAGAACCACCATTTGCAATAGTGATTGTGTCAACGTAAGAACTATCAGTAATAGAACCACCAATTAGTATGGCGTCAGATGTTGTAGGTCTAATTGATTGTAATGCATACTCCCATGAAGAATCACCACGTAAGAAACTAAATGAGTTTGCAGTTCCTTTACTTGCTAATCTTTCTGGGTCAATAGTACCAGCAACAATATTTGATGCATCAATGTTAGTTGATGTTAACTGTGTCCAGTTTGCAGCGTTAGATGCTGATGTATTGATTGTTCTAGTAAGGTCAACAATTCTCTTCCTTGCAAAGTTACCAGACGTGGTAGCAGCAGTAGGAGAAGTAATAGAATATTGATTTGAGTTTAATAATGTTATAGCGTAGAAACCATCAGGTGCAGTTCCTGTTGTGAAATCAAAGAACTGTAGAGAACCGTTAGATAAACCATGTGAACTCTCAGTGAATGTAATCGTTGTGCTTCCACTCTGTGAGTAAGTTCCAGTTGCTAAGTTCGCTAGTGCTTGGTCAACAATAAAGTCAGATGCTTCAAACTTGATATTGTTAGCAATGTTGATTGCAACTCTACCTTCTATCTGTGCAGCAATAACTGCATTATTAGATGAACCACTAGGTGATGTTAATACCTGTACTGTTGGTTGTGAGTAGTAACCTTTACCAAGGTTTGTAATCTCAACTCTAGTTACAACACCACTGGTTACTTTTGCTGTAGCAGCAGCTTGAACTCCATTACTTGTGTCGTCAGGTGCAGATATTGTAAGGTTAAAGTCTCCAGAATATCCAGAACCACCACTACTGATAACGTAGTTAAATACAGCACCATCATTGTATGATTGTACAGTACCACGTGCAGTTGTAGAACTACCAACAACGATATCACCATTACTAAATTGGAATGCACTGTTAGGTGCAAATGCTAAGAACTGACTCTCTAAGTCATTCTCTAAGATGTAAGAGATAGCAACACCAGCGGTTACAAATTGATGAGTACCAGAACCTTGACTTGATAATGTTATCGCAGCACCAGAGTTAGCATTTGATGTTGTTGCAGCAAGTTTGATTGTGTTATCATCAATCTTGATAACGTAGTAAACGTTATTTGTTGCAAGACCACCGATTGAGGATGAACCCTCTGTGTATGTCAACTGGTCTCCAGTTGATGTACCGTGTCCAGTAATTGTAATTGTGTCCGCACCAGTATTGACTGATGAAGATGCTACAGAGAATGTAGTAGCAGATGTTTGTATTGCAATATCACCAGCGTTTGCGTCTTCAATCGCAAGTCTTTCTGCCTGTGATGCAACAGATGTAATATTAAATGGACGTAAGGCAGGAATCTGGTCAATGTTAATCTTACCGTTTGATGTCAACTGAACCAGTGCAGATGGAACTGCGTTTGTTGAGAATGGTTGGTTGAGGTAAGGTCCTAAGTTGTTAGAGATATAATCTTTAACAGATGCCTGTGTAGGTAGTAAGGAGTCAGATGCGAATGTACCACCAAGTGTATCAGCAGCAGAGAATCCTGTAATTGTAATGTCACCACCAACAATCTTGATAGATGTAAGTTCTGAGATTGCAACTGTACCAACGAAACTAATAGCACCAGTTCTGTTGAAGATAGTAACAAAATTACCAACCTTGAAGTCACCAAATTCGTTCGTACCAGATGTATAAACCTGACCGAATTGTTCTTCTGCTGCTTCAAATGCACTTCCTAATCCAACACCACCGTTCTGAGGTAATGCAGCATATGTGTTACCAGAACCAGCGTATTCCCAAGTGTGTGATGATGAGTTACATACAGATGGTCTATGGAATTTAATACCTAAACTTACTAGATTTGATAGTGCTAAACTTCCAGCAACAAATCCAGAATCGTTAGATGACTGATACCTATTACCATTACTGATATTGGTAAAGTCCATTGACCTGTTGGTCTTAATCTTAGCAACAATCTGTGTGCCAGGTGAACCAGAAACCAATTCTGTTTCTAGAATTATATGCTCTACAGCAAGGTCAGATGACCTATGACCATCAATCTTGATGATGTAATCTTCAATAGGTATGTTTGTTAATGATGTACCAGATACTTGGATAACTTGTCTACCTGTTGGTGTACCATTTCCATCGACGTCTTCTGTAATAGAATCAATAACACCGACGTCAAATGTGTATGCTTCTGCTCTAAATCCTGTAGCACGTAGTGAGAAAGTACCAAAGTTAGATGCAGAGTTTGTAACAGATGCATAACCACCAGACTGTACTAAGATACCATCTTGACAGAAGATAGCAAACACAGAAACCAACTGTGTGTAACCATCATTACTGATGTTGTACGCAGTACCACCAAAACATATAATGGTGAATGCGTTTGCAACCATTGACTTACCTTGTGGGTCAAACTGTGCAACAGTAGCACCCTGTGAGTTTTGTTTTAAACCAGCTCTAGGTACGTTTGGTGTAGCAACCTTAGCACCATCAATCTCACAACCAGAACCACCAAGGAATGATATAAGTGAAGAGTTCTGAATGTATGGAGATGCTTCAATGATTGGAAGGTCTAAGTGTACATTTCCTAATGGGAACGAATATGATGATTGATCCTGTTCAGTAATTACTGGGTCAGGATTTGTAATTGCACCACTGTATGCTGTAGCACTTGATAATACGTTATCTAATATACCCCAGTTTGTAGTCAATGCAGATACAACATTAGCACACTCAGGTGCAGATGAATCTACAGTAATAGAACCATTGGATGTAATTGGTATTTGTGAGAACTGACCAGTCTCTAAATTATTTCTTATTGCGTCTATTGATAGTTCTTTTGCTGCAGCGAACATTGCACGACTATACTGTACCTCGTTGTCTAGGTATTGTATTGCACCACTAGAGATATAGAGGTTTGCTGCCTCAACAATTGCTGAGTTTCCACCGTAACGTAAGTCGAACTGGAACGCACGACAAATCTTCATTACGTCATCAATACACTGTTGGTCGCCAGGTGCAGCAGTTCGTGTAACAGATGATACACTACCAGCAGTAGAACCGCTTCCTAACGCTGTTGTAACGGTGTTGAAGAAGGTTGTAATTGATGATACGACATTTGCACAAGAAGGTGCTGTTGCAACCGTTCTAGTAGCATGTGACATATTGTCGTTAGCAATAGCAGTATCAAGGATTGTGAAGAATCCATCTACTAAATTTTGCTCTACAGTTGTTCCTTTATTGTTGTTGTCAGTTACCTGTGTAAATCCGTGATTACCCTCTATGGTAATTGTCTCACTAGCAGCTGCTTGTTTAGCAATTGCTTTTGCTATTGCAAATACTGCACGTGATTCTGTTTCTTCTCCATCAAGGTGTGTAGAGTTTGTATACAACTGTGCTGCATCATATACTTGCTCATTTCCACCATGTGCTAAGTTGTAAACTACAGTACGTACAAAATCACTAACGTCATCTATACAGTTTTGATTTCCACCAGGCACATTGTGTGATGGGTTATCTATGTTGTAACGTTGAACTGACTCAAATGCAATCAAGTCTAAGTTCTTAAGAATTAGAGTTGCAGCATAACCAGATACAGTTTGTGCAGGAGTATCTAATGTAAGAGTATGATAGTATTGTAATTTTGTTGAGTTACCATAACGATGTATTGGTAGATTTCTTGATGCTAAGATACATGCATCTTTTGCATTGTTGAATACTTCTACATAACGGTCTCTTGTTAGTGAGAAACCAGGATCAATATAGAATTTTGCTTGGTCATAGACTCTATCGTTTCCACCCCACTTTAAGTTGTGTGCAAGTGCTTTCTGTATGAAGTCTCTAACATCATCGTAGCATGCTGTACTACCTGTAGGAATAGTGTAACCACTATTAGCAGCAAGCATTTTATTGACTGCATAATCTGCAATCATATCTGCGTTACCAAATAGTAACTCTGCAGCATCAGCATACTTGTTATCTACTGGTATGCTGTTTGGAGTTCTAAATGGTTTCTGTAAATCTGTAAATGTACCAACAGTTCCTGTCTGACCATTAGCAGTATTGTTTGCTAGGTCTACAACAAATTTTCTGTCGTCAATAATGTCCTTAAGACCATGAGTACCATTGACTACTGCGTTACCAGAGTTAGCAATAGTAATTTCTGTGATTGCTTTCTTAACTGAGTTAGCACCAGCACTTACAAAATAATGTGTTGAAGTGTCAGATGATACACCAACGTTAACTTCAAATGTATTAGTTTGTTTGTTTGATATCTTTAACCACTTGTCAAATGCAGGGTCACTACCTCTAGGATATGGATGTTTAGTTGCACGAGAGTCGGTGTCACATTCAAATACAAACGCACCAGCATCAAACTTAACTAAGTCTCCGTTTTGGAAACCATGGTTTGCTATGGTTACTTCAAATACACCAGTGCCAGGTGTGTATGTTGCACCAGTAGGTGTATGCTGACTAAAGTTTGGATATAAGTTATGTCCTCTCTGTACAATAATTGTACAATCATCGCCTGATACAGACCATGATGTCATCTTCTTCGCAATAGTATCTGCTGCTACTCCGAAATTTGTTCCACCAATAGTAAGTGCATTAGTACGAGTAGCGGATGATTCATAATAATATTTGACATATGCTACTGCCTCCTGTGCAATAAATTCTTGGTTTATCTTGATTGCCTCAGCACCATCTAAGAATCTATCACTCTGATTAATAGCAGTAAATCCATAAGGAGAGTTCCTCAAGGATGCTAGTACATAGTTAGAAGATGATACAACTGTTTGGTCACCAGTTGGGTTGATAGAAGCACCAACCTGTGATATGTTTCCACGAATAACAAATTGTAGTGAGAAACCATCAGCACGTTCAATACGATGTGTGATGTATTTTCTACCATTGAGGTCTTCAAGGTTGTCTAAGATACTAACGCCAGAACCAGAACCAGTTGTTACATCGCTAGCAGTATCAATATTTGCTTGCTTTAGAACAAAGGTTACAGTCAAGTTAGAACTGTTGTACCTAGCAACACCTAAACCTAAATCAGTGTTTGATGGTAATGTAGGAGTTCCAGAACCTTGAGTGAATCCATCAATATTATATGTCTTACTAAATCTCTCAAAACCAGCAGGGAAGTTGAATGTAATACCCGCTTCAGTTAGAGATGCCCAGTTAGCAAATAATGTTCCTGTTTTTGTATTGTCAACACTTGATACAGTAACTGTAATCTCTCCACCAGAGATTGTAAAGTTAGTATTTGTTGATGTACCGAAATCTATTGCAGAGTTTTGGAAACCATATACTTGAACTTCTTGTCCAACCTCATAGTCATGGAAATCAGAACTTGTACTAGAACTTGCAAGTGTAAAGATAGGACCGTTATAAGTTGCTACAGTGTTCAGTGATGTGTCAATCGTTGTGATTGATAAGACTCTTTCCTGTATGTCAAATCTTTGGAAACCCTTACCAGCACTTGTTATATCAATTGTAATAGGATCATCAGCACCAGATGCATTCTTCTGTGTTGCGTTAGCAGCAGATGCTGCTAATCTGATATAATCATCGTTTTCTTTATATACAAAATATGCAGTGCCATCAACAAGACCACCTATCGCACCCATTTTTCCAGCACGATATATGATGCCTTCTCCAGTTGATAGTAAATGATTATCAATAAAGATATTATTTGCTTCTGGCATTATATTACCAGACTCAAATACATGGAAACTATCGTCAGGAGATACATTTGTGATGTCTTTTCTACCCTGAGTTACGCTAAGGTTTATAGCGTTAGCATGAGTGTCATATAATTCAATAGTATCTGCATCAATAACTCTGACATAGTAGACAGTGGTGTCAATTAAACCTGGCAGAGGATTGAGGTTTTCGTCTTTACTATAGTATACTGCTGCACCTGTTTTATATCTGTGTGCAGTAAGTGTAATTCTGTCTAGAGCAACATCAATAAAGTTTGTACTACCTTTAAATGTGACGAATTCTCTCTCAGCATCAACAGTGTGCTGATAGATTTGGTTAGATATAACTTCTAATTCTGGTCTTAATGACTCAGCATCTACAACGTCAAATCTATCTGATACACCAGCGTTATTGAGATCAGTTATGATATTTGCAGCAACTGAATCATAGAATATTTTCTCAGCGTCTTGGAATACGTCGTTAACACCTGACGTAATTAGTATCGTTACATTACCAGTTGAGTATGGAGATGCGACAGGACCTGTAAAGTTAACTGTCTGAATTGTACCAAGTGTACCTGATGATCCACCTTGTACAAAGTAGCCTGTCTGTAAAGATGTGTTATTACCTGTGTGATTGTTAAAGGTAACCTTAAATATGTTTTGGCCACGAAACTTTTCGCCAGCAACTGCAGGGATCTGGCGTACTTCTGGTTCATAGTAAAGTCTTTGTTTGTCATCAAACACAAACGCAAACTTCCATGTATGAATAACTGTACTCTGTGGGTCAGAGGAATTTTGTAGTGCATCTCTGAATACAACACCATTGATGTATGTTTCATTAGACGCCTTGATCATATGCCTATCGGCATTCTGTGGTCTTAGAATAACACGACGAAGGTTGTCACCAATCAGTGAACAGTTTCTAGGAAGTGAGATTGGGTTATCTTCAAAGTATTCACCACCAGATACAATAATAGAAACGTATTCATCAGATGGGTCTGGAACTGCTTTCTGTAAACCATAAGCAATCTGTGCTGCTTTCTTGATAGTTTTTACAGGTCTTGCTGCAGAACGACCATCGTTTGTATCTAAACCAATGGTTGATGATACGTATACACGACCACCAGTGTCATTAGTAGCAACTTTATATACAAAGTCAGTGGTAGCAATCCTTCTTGACTGGTCAGTCAGAGGAGGAGTATCAGCACTTGGGAAGAATGTAGTTCCAAATGTAGGACTTGTGACGTCTGTATCTTCAAAGTTAACTAAGTTTGGTGCTCTTAGATTCAATGAAGGGTTAACAATTGTACTGATATCAAGGTTTGTAACCTGTGCAGTATCAGAAATGATAGAACGAGTCGTTCTAATTTGTCCCTCAACATCGAGTTCAAACTCAGGATTATTAGTATTGATACCAACACGAACGTTTTCCTGTGCGTTTTTGTTTATGAATAATGCGTCTTTCTCTAATGCACCTGTACCAACAGATACCTCAATAACCTCATCACCTTGAATACTTAATGAACGAACTCTCTTATATGCTAGAGTCGCACCCGCTGTAATTATACTATTTGCTGAACCTACAAAACTTAAATTATCGTCATCTACCTTAGTTACTGTAAACTCTCCATCTACTTCACCACCACTAGTAAAGTCAATGTATAATTTATCTGATCCTATTATGCCATGTGCAACCGAAACAATATTACCCACCCCACCAGACGTTCTGCTGTACGTGGCGTTTACCCAGTTTCCTGTCGCTTTAGACCCAGATGCTTCTATCCTCTGCTGGTCTACATTAAACTTTAAACTCATCTCGTTCCTATAAGGTTATGATACGACTGTTATATCTAGAATACCAACCCACTTAACAGTTGAGCTGGAAGTCACACTGGAGACTTGGAACGTAAAGAAAGGCACTCCACCAATCTGAATTGCTGCAGGAACTACATTCCATGTTTCTTGACCTGGCGGATTGTTTCTGACTACTACTTCGTTAGAAACTACTGCAGTAGGGACACCGCCTGATGTCGTGGTTATAATAATATCAAATTTTGCTGCGTACACATAGGTGTTATTTGTAGTCTCCTGACCAAATACAGTTGCAGTAGCAAATGAAACAGAGTCATTTACTAATGGTGGTGTGTTTGTAGCGATAGGAGTGTTGCCATCTAAAGACAATTGCTGTGTGTTGTTAGCAGCATCAGTTTGTCTTTTAAGAATAAAGATATCTTTGTTAGCGTCGGTGAAGTGGTCACTCACCATGTGCATTGCAGAGATATTTTTCAGAGCTTTAGAAGTGTTCAATACTTCAGTTGCAGCAACTGCGTATCCTCCTATAGATGAAAAGTTCTTTATTGGCATGATTTTATAATACCTATGGGTTATTTATACCTTGACCTTTGTAGTTGTGAATCTACCAGTAAAGGATGTGGACGAGGTTGCTGCACTAGATTTTGTAAGCGTGATATTAACGTTAGTACCAGCAACAGCAATTGATGCATCAACTAGGTCGTTATCAGATGTTACTGAGTTTGTTACGGTGGCATGTGCAGTAGTTCCTGCTGCAGCACATATAGATGTAATCTCCAACATATGAACTTTACCATCGTTACTTTCTATAGTTACTAATGTCTTCGCACCTTTGAATGTTGTCTTATTAAATTGTGTGATAGCAGTGTTAGCAGTAAATGATGTTAACTGTCCACCCTCTACTCTACAGTCATCAAGTTCAACAAAATCAGCAGTAGAATCAAAGACTGTTAGGTAACTTTCTGTACCACCGTTCCATCCTCTGTTGATTTTCCATGCTGCCTGTGCACCGTTAGCATCCAAACTAACGAAAGGTTTGGAATCTAATTGAGTTACATAATCTTGCTGAATAACATCAAGTCTTGCAAATGGACTCTTAGTGCTTGAGAGTGCTGTAACTGGGAAAGTGACATCATTTGCAGGAGTAGCACCACCAAGTAAGTCACCACCAATTGTAATGATTTCTCCAGTTTCATAGTTACTACCGCCAGTTGCGATGTTTATTTGGTCTATGTTTCCACTTCCATTAGTGGTGACATTGAATGTTGCTCCTGTACCTTCAAACTGACCAGTTGATACCACACCGTTATATGTTTGTGATACACCATAAGCACCAGTGCTTGATGTCTCAGTTCCAATCGTTGCTATTGTACCTTGTGTAGGAACTCCTCTTAGTCTTAGTCCGTTAGCAACTTCAAAGTCTTTCTTAGACCTAAAGGATGCTATGTTAGCACCTTGGAATGTAACTGAGAATGGGTTACCAGCAGCGGTTCCGTTAAAGATTGCTGTGCCAGGTACGTCAAATTGTTTTGCATTCTTAAGAGTAAACTTATCTTTATCAAGTGATAAGCAATTAACACCTTGAGCAAAGAACTCAAATGTATCTTCGTCAGCGTTTGGTGAAGACTCAGTTAATATGTAAGTATCTTGGTCAACGTCACGAACACCACCTAGAGATACAAAGTCATTTCCATTGTATCCTTCAAACTGTTGTTGTGTGCTGTTGAATCTAATTGCACCCGCAAGTCTATCTACGGTGCTTGGTCTTTGGTTAGTTGTACCAGATGGAATTATAAATGCACCTGTACTGTTAACCCAAACACTCTTTCCTCCTGCTGGTTTCAATACAAGACCTTGACCTTGGGTGTCAGTAACAGTAACAGTGTTTCCAGAACCACCACCGATTGCTCCTGAGTCAAGTGTTATTGTATCACCAATGTAGTAGTTAGAACCTCTAGCAGATGCTGTTGGAACTACAGATGTAATTGCACCTCCAGAAACTACAACTGTAAATGTTGCTCCAGTACCCTTTCCGTTTGATGTAGATGTTACGCTACTGTAACTACCGTTTGTATATCCAGACCCAGTTCCTGTAACTGTACATGTAACAACCTCACCAAATGATGATGTTCCACCTGTATCAGAGTTATTGATTGTGCTTCTTTGAATCTTTAATGCACCATCAACTTCTAAGTTACCCTTAATATCAGTATCACCAGTTAAACTGTTTATACTAAACTGCTCTGTGGTTCCATCAGTTACTGAGAATAATATATCTGTACCACCTTTTAGAACAAGATTACCAGTTCCTTTTGGTGTAAAAGTAATATCAATGTTTTGGTCAGCACCTACAGCACTAATTTCAGTAGCATTGTTTATTGATAAGGCAGATTGTACAGTACCTATAACTGTTGTTTCTGTAGCAGGGTCAACCTTAAAGTAAGGATTTGTTGCACCTAGTAATGAATCTACAGTTAAAGGTGTAGCAGTATCAATAACTGCACCTAATCTAATTTTTTGTACACCCGCTACAGAGAAACTAAATTCGTTAGCAGCAGACCTGTAGAAACCAGTTGTATCTTCTGATGCTAGAACAAGAGTTGGTGCAGCAGCTGTACCACTCTGTAATTTTACCTTAGCATTGTCAACAAAGTTAGTTGCACCATTTGCAGTCAAGTCACCGTTAAGAGTTGTCAATCCTCCTACAGTTAATGTTGTACTGAAACTTGCTCCTGCCTGTCCAGTCAAGTCTCCTCGTAATGTTGCAGTACCAGTTGTTAATGTATCATTGGATAATGTACTTGTTGTTGATGCTCCAGAACCACAAGTTAGAATACCAGTTTCTGAGAATCCATATTCTGCAGATTTTAAAGAACCATCTGCAGCAATCGTTGTAACCTCAGAAGTATCAATGGTATTTGCTTTTAATGCAAAGTTACTACCATTATCACCTAAACCATTGAAGTTTGTGGTATCAAATACTATGTCTTGTCCTTGGAAGAATGCAGAACCACCAGATGATAATACTGCAGAGAATATATAACCTACCTTAGTAACAGTAAACTGGAATCCAGAACCTCCACCAGAACCTACGTCAGCATCATCAACAGTAAGAACGTCACCTACAGTATATCCACTACCTGATGATACAATGTCAGTTACTGAACTAATACTTGTATCGTTAGCACTTACAGTAAATGTAAATCCAGTTGTGTTTCCTATTAATGATGAGTTTCCAACTTTAACTACGTCTCCTGCCTTCCAACCAGTTCCTTGTCCACCAGTTGAGAATGCAACAGCAGTAACTGCACCACCGCCACCAACAGTAACATCTATTTGTCCACCAACACCATATACACCAGCAGCACCAGTTGTAATTGTGATGTAGGAACTCTCAGACATAGACTGTCCGTGACTTGTACATGTATAGTAAACAGTGCCTGTGCTTGTAGGTGCGTTTTGTAGAACAACAAAGTCTACAAATGCTCCTGCAGTACCTGGCGTTCCATATTCTCTGATAGCATAGTTTGCAGTATCTGCTAATGTAATAGCATCAAATGATATTGGGTGATTTGTATTACTACTATCAGACATATCCATACGATATGTGTTACCCCTTACAAAGGTCAAAGCTGGTGCTTCTTGTGGACCTGATCCTGTGTCTATGAAATATCTGTATGTCTCAACGGGTGCTTGTACTAAACTTCCACTACCACCAGATGTAAAGTTGACTGTCTCACCCTGTTGGAAAGGTCCGTTTGCTAATGATGAGATAACATAGTATGCAAACTGTCCTGCACTATCGACATAAGATACAGTTGCAGTAGCACCTGATGTTGCACCAGTTGCTGTGTCGCCAACTGCAGCAGTTCCAGTTATTCCTCCAGTAGAATCAAATTCTAATAGTCCACGGTTTTGTACCGTTACTGGATATGTTGCTGCAGGAGAATTTGGGTATATGTCTATTTGTTGATATGTTCCTTCTGTACCACCTGTACCAGCAGTAGTGATTGTTCCAGATAATCCAGCAACTGTTAGAGTTGCAGTAGCACCCGTTCCTGTTCCGCCATTTAAAGTTACGTTCTGATAAGTTCCAACTGCATATCCAGAACCACCAGATAAAATATTACCACCAAAAGGTAGGACAGTAATACTTGCCTGTGCTCCAGAACCAGAACCACCATTGATTTGGACTGTTGGTGCGGTTGAATATCCTTCACCACCAGATGTCAATGTAATCTCTGATACCTGACCTAATTCTGTGTCTAGAGTTGCACTAGCAACTGCAGCGTTAGTATTTGCTCCAACAAAACTTACTTGAGGTGTCTGTGAATATCCATATCCTGCACCAGTTAATGTAACACTTGCAACAGCATAAGTCATGTTTGCAACTGTCGCAGCTGCTCCAGAACCATTAGGGTCGTTAGTGTTTGCAGTGATTACTAGTGATGGTGTGGTAGAAAATACCGCAGTACCAGTTGTTTGTATTGACCTTACTTCACTACCAAGGTTTACAGTAATTGATGCGTCTGTAATTCCAGCACCTGTCTCACTGATTGTAAGAGTTGGTGCAGCACCAGTTACATATCCAGAACCTCTGTTTGTAATAGTGATTGCACTAATGTAACCACTTGTCACTGTTGCTGTTGCGGTGGCAGTTATACCAACAAGGTTGTGTATTTCATTTGGAGTTGCAGCAGCAGTTAATGATATTGGAGAACCACCAGATGTTGCTGATAACTGTAAAGTATTATTTGTTGTATCTCTGTTTACAATATAATAAGTGTTACCATTAACAAGACCATTTAAGTCTGAGTTACCATTATTATCGTAAGTACATGCATCGCCATTTACAAAATCAGATTGAGTAAATGTGATTGTGTTTGCTGCTGTAGATATAGCAGAGTTAGCATCAAATGCTTTTGCTGGAGGTGCACTTAGAGTTAAGTTTGGTGAACTGTATCCAGAACCACCACTTACTATAATAAGAGATGCAACTCTTGCACCTGTACCTAAACTAACAATGAAACTTACGTTACCTGTGACAGGAGTTATGTTAGTTGTGACGTCAGGTGTTTGGATGTATAAACCATTACCTTCATTAGTAACATTAACTACACCAATAGAACCATTAGCTGCTAATGTAGCAGTCGCTGTTGCAACTTGGTCTGGGTTTGATAGTAAAGGAGCGTTGTATTGCCCTGCATCGTATGCTGTACCCTCATTAACAATAGTAAGTCCAGTTGTAAGGTTTAATGCCTTTTTGTTTATCGCAAAGTTTTTGTTGGAGAAAATACCATAAGAGGAGAAACCCGCTTGTGTATACGAACCAACTGTAAATGCACAAGATGAGTTACCTGTACCTAGAATAGATGCTAGTCTATTAGATGCAAAGTATATGTTCTCAGGTGCAACTACCTGACCATTAAGAGTAATATCCTCATCACCAGCTGGGTCAAGGATTATCTTACCAGAAGTAGATGTTAAACTGTTACCAGCAAGACGTAAGTTACCTGTCTCAACGTATGCAGGATATATGTTTGTAGTACCTGTCTCATCACTTAATGTAATGTTTGCAGCTGACTGAGCTGATGATGTTGCTTGGAATTGAACATTACCAGTTTCTTGGTCTACTGTAAATGCATCACCTACACGGAAGTCACCGTCTTGGTCTGTAGATGAATATAGAACTTTACCACTATTAAGTTCTTCTACCTCATTTGCTTGTACTGCTAGAGATGGGTCATTGGTAAAGTCAGGACCTGCTCCAACATAACCAAAGTTATGTGCAGTTAAAATTAGTTTTGTACCAGCACCGTCTGCCTGTACACCTTTATTACCGTATACACATGCAGATGCAACTGAACGCATCTCTGCACCAAATGCAGAATAATCTGCAGTGGTTACAACAGTAGCAGAGTCACCACCACTAGAACGGATGTCACTGGTTCCACCAGAACTATCTGTAAAAATTGTAGTAGCATCATTACCACCACCATGTAATAGTAATACAGTAAAGAGGTCTGATGTGAACTCACTAGTTGTAGGAGTAAAGTTACCAGAGTATGAACCTTGTGCTTTCTTGATTCTTACTTCATCAATATGACCGTTGAATGCTTCAGCAGGAGATGTTGTGTCATAGTTAGAACCAATGACAACAGGTTTTGTGTCACCGTAATTATTTGTGTCAGTGTAACTAGAACCTAACTCTGTACCATCTAAGAATAATCTTGTAACACCATTACTTCTAGAAACAGCAACGTGATACCATGTATTAACAGATAATGTTCCACCATTGATTTGAGATGTATTTCCTACAGCATATCTTAGTGCTGTACCATCCATGTATACAGTTGGTGCTGTATCGGTAGCAGAAGCGTTTCTAAGGTCGAAGATACGCTGTGTACCTGTCACACTAGCAGGACGTATAAATGCCTCTAAAGTCCAGTTTGCAGTACCAAATCCAAAGTCTGCATTAGTAGGAACTTGTAAGTTATCCTGAGTACCGTCAAAGATGATAGATGAACCACTAAACTTGCTCTGTCCAGTATCAATCTGTGTGTCACCAAATCTACTTAATGTCTTTGCTGGTTTAGTTGTGGATACAAACTCTCCAGTGCCCTTACCTGTAATATAAACGTATGTACCATCGTTAGATGCTACAACACCACGACCAACTGCTTTCTTGTAAGTTACGTTGCCCGCTGCAATAGTTCCTGATGAACTATCAGTATATGTAAATGTATTATTGTCTACCTTTGTAATCTGATAGAAGTTATCTGTAGCACCACCACTGATATGGTCTGCATAGATGTAATCGTTAGATACTAAACCATGTGCAGTACGAGTCAGTGTAACTGTTGTTCCTGCTCTTGCATACGTTCCTGACTGGAAACCATCTTCTAACTGATATGTAACTTCATTAGTGGAGAATGTTCCACTAGTTCCACCTAGTTTTAATCTTGTTTGTCCTGTGCCATATTTACCTGTAGCACCTTGAACTGCCTGTACACCAATAGAAGCAAAGTAGTTGAAGCAGTTTAACCACTCAACTCTTATACCATTGGTCATGTATAATCCGACACTACCAGGTGTAATAAATGTACACTCGTTGAATAGTACGGATGCGTTTAATGAATTAGAGTCTACATTGGCACCATCTAGTTTTGCACCTCTACCAGCATCACCCTGCGAGAATCCATAAGGGTCACTACTAGAAACTACACTACCTTTTGTCGAGACTGTAACTCTTTCTACATATGGACTTGTAGTAGAGTCCATTGATGAACCAATAACAAAACCGTATCCAGTGTCAGCACCACTAGCATACAAGAAATCCTTTAATGTAAAATCGGAGACATGGCAATCTCCATTTAATACTATCGCATTATTACTCTGCGTAGCATTGGTTGGTTTTATAATTGTCGAACGTAAATTAGTACCACGAACGGTTACACCGTCAGGTATTGTAATTGGAAATACTTCTTGATATTCGCCAGGTGCAATGACTACAGTATCACCAGAACTACACTTAGTAAGTGCCTTTGTAATCGTTAGAAATGGTGTATCTGGATGTTTACCATTATTACCACCATTACCTAGCAAGTCATTATCTGAACCTACCGTTGCAACATAAAATGTCTTACCCTGACCATTTGTAATGTCAGCATTAAGCATCGCAGTGGTGATTTCACCAACTGCGGGTTCAGCGTTAGCGACTTCAACAATATTTGAACCGTCTCTAACATATATTTTTTTGTCTGCGGTATTTACCGCAACTTCTCCATCAAGGAGTGTCGAAGTCGTCGGAGCTGCTGACGCTGTGCTCGACCTCTTCAGTTTGATTCTCGTTGCCATCTAAAGCAGTCTCATTAGGATTTTGTTCGGTTATAGTATTTAACTGTGCTTGCAAATCAGCGATTTGAGCTTCCAGCATCACATTTGTTAAAGTCAGGTCAGAGATTTTTTTCTGTAATGTGTTAATAACAATTTGTACGTTCATGTTTAATTAAGGATCAAAATGTTCCACCATCGAGGGTATTACTCCATACAGGTACGCCAGCCGCTGTGACTGTTAATACTTGGAATGAAGTTGTAGCATCATCGCCTGTGCCAGGTGATGCCATGTTAGCAGCAGAGGTTACTTGTAATGCACCAGCGTTGTTTCCGTATACAATACCGTTTTGTACAAATTGACTTGCACCTGTACCACCGAATTGTACTTCTAAGTCAGTATCTAACTCAAGGTCACCTAGTACAACTGTACCACGGTTACCATTTACTCCGAAAACTGTTCCTGTATCGGTTGCATCTTCAATGAATGTCCATGCACCGTTACCATCTGCACCTCCAGTTCTATCATAACCGAAGAATCCAAATTTAGCAGCAGCACCAGTGTAGTAGTGAACTTTAACACCACGGTCAAGTGCGTCGTTGCTTGATCTTGTTACGGTTAATTGAGTACCAGATGCAATGATTGCATTAGTTGCTTGTGATAATGTAAGTGTCTTAGTACCAGTGTTGATACTTGAAATTGTTGTGCCACCAGCGATTCCAGATGCAGCAGTGATTGCGTCTCCTGCAGCAATTCCTGTAACCTTGTCAACAACGATTGTAGTTGAACCACTAGAAGTAGAACCATCAGATGATAATACTGTTGTTGGGTCTCCTAATTCGATTGTTGGGTCGTTAACAGACATTGATGCACTGTTAACAGTTGTGGTTGTACCATCAATTTGTAGATCACCTTTAATAATAACTAGACCTTCTGCGTCTCCCCCAGCTGGAAATGGGTCAATAATCATCTCTGTACCAGAGGTAGTAGAGATTACATTACCGTCCAGTTTCAAACTGTCGATTGTGAATTGTCCTGTTTGAGCAATATCAGCATTGATATTGGTCGTTCCGTTGAATGTGACGCCATTAGAAAATACAGTGGTAGAGTTAACAGTCAGACTGTCGCCACCCGCATCACCAACTGTAGCATCTCCTTCAACGAGAAGAGACCCAACAGAAGCTTTGCCAGCGATACCCGCTCCACCAACGACTTGTAATGCCCCAGATGTGCTATTTGTTGAAGCAGTAGTATCGGAAATTTTAATGGAAACTCCATTATCGTACTCCCAATCTGCTCCATCTACTCTTACTTTGTCTAGAGTAGTTTCATCATAACGAATGCCACCGTCTTTATTAGTACCGAAGTACAAACGCATGTCATCTTGGATACGTAAATCAGGAGAACCAGCTGCTCTCTTGATGTCCAATGCTGCATCACCGTCTGTAAAGACTAGTTCTACATCACCAGTTGTACCAAACTCAAGTTCTTGCCCGTCTTCTATGACGAGTTTTCCAGTGCCATTGGCACGGAAGATCAAGTCTGCGTCAGTGGTCGAGGTTGTTATGACATTTGCATTAAGAGTAATGTCGTCAACGTTCCACTGATCTATTTTTGAATTACTGTCAACTATGACAGATGAGTCAGCTGTAAGTGTCCCATGAACATGGTCTAGCATGTCCATAAAATATCTACCACCTACAACCTGTGCAGCACCGTTATTGTCCCCTATGAACAAACGGTCACCACTATTTGCTTGCGTTCCGTTCGCACCAGTCGTAATGGCTAATTCACCAAAGGTAATTGTGCCTGGTGCAACAGAACCCGTACTCCTTTTAATTAGGATATTTGATGCCATTAGAAGCTACCTCCATTAATTGTTACGTTGCTCAAAACGTTTGTTGCTACAAATTTTGTATTAGTCCCGTCATATACAAGAATAGATCCATTCGCTAATCCACCTTGCGATGTATCCGTCAAATCTACGTCTGACAGACCTCCTAGTGAACCACCACCGCCACCAGCAGCGACACGTGTAACTTTTGGAACCGATTGATCCCCGAATCTTAACCTTGCCATTAGAGTGTTACTCCTTCAAGTACGCTTACAGAACCTTCTAATACTCTGGTTTTTTGACCAGTAGTAGAAGTAATAACGACATCATATACATATCTCCCTGCCTTCATTGCAGTCGTAACAGAGTTACCAAGAGATAATTGGATTTGTCCAGAAGTAGCTGGTGACAATATTGCACCTGTTACTGTTGTGGACGTACTACTTGTGTAGTGTTTTTTTATCTTACATGCAACTGTGTAACCAGACAGGTCAAACAACGTACCGTTATCATTCTCGATTGTGAAATCGGTAACAAAATCAGCACCCTGATAAATTATTAAATTTGATATAGCAGATGCCATAAGACAATAGTATTCCTATATTATTTAGCTTAGGATTATTTATGGTCTTTGGACACTAACCCCCTTACTATTTCTTTAAGTTCATCAAGTTCTGCTTTCACTTCTTCTAACTCTCTATCCTTCTTCTTTGCAGCAGCACGTGCTTTCTTATACGCCTCATACCCAGTAGAGTCCGTATTCACTATCGCATTAGACTTTGGGTCTCTACCTAGAGTAGTATGACCCTCTACAGGAATTAACTCCGTCATGCTAGAGCAATTCCTCTAAAGTCTCTAACTCTAGGTATGTATGGTTGGTCATAACCGAGTAGACTGATTTTAATTTGGAATCCATCAAACTCATCTGTATCCTCTACGGTATACTCATAATCTGTAAATGTTTCCAAATCATTCTGTGGAATTAATCTTCCGATGTCTGGTACACCTGTACTATTAAAGTATCTAAATTCTAGTTCATCTAGGTTTCCAGCAAAACCAACAGGAACCAACTTAAACATCACGACAATCTTAGACTGTTCAAAGGTATTTGCAGCAAGCATAACCTTAAGTCCAGTAGCACTCTTCTCTAGTTGTGCAACCTTAGTGATGTAGTTACCCGCACACTCTCCACCGATACCAGCAGTAGGTTCGATGTTGTTGTATTGGTTAGCATGTGTAATGATTGAACATCTAGTCAAATCAATTACAGGTGATAAGTGTGATACCTCAGATGAGAGGTTCAACTCCATAGTAAATGACTTGGTGCTGTTCATTCTGTTGATTTCATTCAATTCATTGGCAATCACCTTAGTATTAGTGAAGTAGTTCTCTTCTCCAATAGTGATGTCCTCATATATTGTATCTTTAATGAATGATGTCTCTGCAGTCGTTCCAGCAGGGAAAGGTCCGCAAGAGGTTCCAGATGTTCCTAGTGCTCTAGCAACCATGCTAGTTCTAGGTTCTAGTTGACTCTGTATCTGTGGTGTAAGAGCATCCCATGGAACGTTCTGTGATACAACCACGTTTGTACCACCACCAGTAATACCAGATGTGGCAGTCTTATTTGTAATCTTAAGATTATAACTATGAGGACTGTTGAGTGATATAAGTCCACCAGTTGTAGAATTATGAGTCGTATTGATTAATGTAAGAGGTATGCCATCAAAGTTATAGCATTCTACTACTGCGTTGTTTGCATGTGCAAATCCAGTACCAGAACCTGATGTACCATTGTGGTTTCTACCAGATGAGTTGATTGTGATAACGTTACCACTAATACCTTCGTATGCAATTATCTCATCGCCACTACCGTCTTCTTGTGTACCACGTATTCTGATGAATCCTAAGTTAGATGAACTAACAGCAGAACCACCGATTGTTGTATGGAACTGAGAAGCATCTGTGACAGTCAATGATGTAGATGTAGTATCAAATCCACCACCCATGTTTATTGTGGTGTCTGCTACCTCAGAGATAACCCCTGACATCTTGACATAGTTTAGTCCAGACTGCATACCATGATTACTATGGAATACTCTAATTTCATCACTACCTGAAGTTGTCCTTAGTGTATTAGGTGCAAGGTTCAGGAATCCACCATTTTGCTCACCAAGTTGTGCGTTCTCTAGCATAAGTCTACTAGGTGCTGCTGTCGTTGGTAGTGTAAAGTCTGCTCTGTAAATCTTGAACATCAAGTCTTCATACTGTGATGGTGTCCAAGTAGATGCGTTCTGTGACTTGAATAGTACACCGATGTATGGTTGCTCAGAAATTTTCTCTCCCTGATGTGCTGCATCAATAGCATCCTTACCTAGTAATGATATGAATACCTTATACTGATTAGAGTCTGATGTTAATATCATCGCATGCTCTGTTCTGTATGGTATGAATACAGGTGCTTTAAATGTGAACGTTGTAGGTTTGGACGCATCTGATGATGTGAATACGTCTGCTGCCTGTTTAACTACCTTAGAGAAAGGTAGAATTGTTTGTGTAGGTGTACCGTTTTCTACAGTTCTGATGTCTAGTGCTACAGGAATCTCTTCATCCTTAGTAAAGAAGAATAGGTCAATCTTAGTTAAGAATACACCACCTTCTAGAGAAGAATCTTCGATAAGGAAGGTTTGTGCTAATGGGTCACAGTATCTTGTTTCATTTACTGATGTAGATGATACATTGACTAATGTTCTTGCATCAAACTGGTCTTCCGATGTAACTCTTGCATTTCTTACAGAGATGATTGTCTCTTGAGTTGTCTGTAAAAGACCTGATGATACAAATTCTGCTTCACCATTACTATCTGATACACCAACAGTTCTGTTATTGGTTTCTGAATCAGTTAGTCTGAATAGTTTTGTACCTGTCTTAAATTTAAGATTACCAGCAGTGTTAGGTGCATCTATAAAGAATGAACCTCTAAGATTACCTTGCTTGTCAGTAATCATATCTTTGTTAGATACTTTTGCTACTGCACCACTAGTTTCTCCTACTAAGTAGTCGTTTAATTTGGGAGAACCATAGTAACTACCTTTAACTTGGTCTGCAAGTGACTTAGTATCAATGTTGATAAACCCTAGGTTAGATGTATAGTCATTTGTAGCACTAATATCTGTACCATCAAGAGGGTTGATTTGCATGTTCTCATTAGGTGCTGCAACTCTTGCTTTGAATCTAAACTTACCGTTGCTCTTCTTGACATGTACAGTCTCACCAATCTGGAAAGGTATACTGTTTGTTTGTGCATCACTAGATGGGTCTTTAATCAATCCCATTATCTTAGGAGTGATAAGTTTCTTAGGTAATGCGATACCATCAAAGAAAGCAAAGAATTTTGTTCTTGGTTTTAGTTTCTGACAAGTAAACTCAATATTTCTAGAACGCATAAATTGGATATGCTCTACAGATACAACTCTACTTCCTAGTGACTGCTGTTCAATAACAGGAGTAACTCTGTACCTTATACCTGTCCTTGTTTGCTTTGTAGTAGTTGTTGTAGTAGTGGTAATAGTTCTGTCACGTCTGTTTCTTCTCTTACCATGTCTTCTCCATGCACCAACTTGTCTTGTGGTGTTTGAACCAGTCCATGTTGTCTTCCATGAGTTCCACTGTATAGGTGAGAATCCATTTTGGTCTGCATTGTATTCTCTAACTGTAGTTAAGAAGTTACCTTCTACAACAGGACCTTGAAGAGGATTGAGTGATGTTGTATCAATCCAGTTATCTGACTCAGGATACAACTCAATGTCACCAACATAAGTGAAGACGTTAAATGGGTTAACGTTCTCTACTGCTGATGCATATGGTTGGTCAATAAGAACCTCTGATGTGTAAGGCAGTGTTATGATGTCATCTGTCTGTTGTACATTCTGTGACGCTGTACTATATGATAGAGGGACTTGTGTTGTGTAGTGTGCTGGTCTTAAATAACCTTCTTCAAAATCTGTAGATACTCTGTAATCAGGATGTAATGTATCTGCAGTAGCAAGACTTGCAAAGTTATCAACTATAAAACCATTTTTGAATCTGCTAAGACCACTAGTGTCTCTAATCTCCATGCTTGCTGTCTCGCCTTCAAGCAATGATAGTTGTGTATAGTATTCTAATGTCTTAATTCTATCTTCTAGATATTGGATATCACGGAAGGTATATCTCTTGTAATTTGTCTCCTCAATACTGACATCTTGTTCTACATCAAAAACGTATGCATTATATGTCAAGGTAGCAAGTAGCATTGCATCCTCAATATCTTCTGGAGCTTGAGGTCTAGTAGATGGAGCACCCTTTACTATTTGTATAACGCTATCTCTACTCATAAAGATTTTATCAATACGAGGTAGGTAGTATTGTAGACTAAGAATAGTGCTATCACCAAGACCAGGCAATCCAGTTTCGTTTCCTGTAAATGCTCTGTTGTTAAAATCAAAATACTTAGTTCCACTAAGTGTAAATGGTGATGCTTGAGAACCAGAACCTGTCAATGACTCAGGAACTATTGGTCTATAGTCAATTACATCTCTAAGTTCTACGTTAGTGTAAGATGGTATAATTTTATACTCTGATGTAGGGTATGAGTCTACTGTATAAGGACTTGTACCATTAGTTGTAAGGAATCTATCGAAGATAACAATTATCTTATGTGTAGGAGGAGCGAATCCTGCTTTTCTTACAATTCTAGAATAATCATAGAACTGGTCTCTCTGACCATCATCTAAATCAAATGAACTTGTTATATCTGTAGAACCTTTTGTAATACCACCAGTAGAAATCTTTAATGTTGCATTAGGTGCAGTGATTGTCTCACCTTCTGTAAACTGGTCATCTTCTATGGGTACGAAATACACATAGTTACTTGTAGTAGAAACTATCCTTGCTCTAGAACCAGAACTGTCACCTGTGATGACGTCATCTATTGCTAGAGTTCCAAGTAAGTTTGTGTATTGGAAATTAGGAATGATTGGGTCATTGCTATCCTTAGACTCATAGATTGCCTTAATTTTAAATACATCACCAGTTCCTAGTGAGATAGAAGTGTCATCTACTCTAGTACCAAAACCACCAGCAACAGTAGTTAAACCATTTACAGCACTACCTGTAGTGTCATCTATTTTAAGAACCTTCATGCGTTCTGTGGTCTTTGCTTTTGCTGACCTATCAGATGAGTAGACTGTACCAATAATTGTTATGGTGTCAGAACCACCTGTATTAGAAAGTCCTGTTAGTGCAATGGTCTGTGTATTTGCACTTGTACCACTTATACTAAAACCATTACCAGATGATAGTACATCTCCATCTCCAGAACCAGATGTAATGATAACTTGGAAGTCATCGTTATCTGCACCGTTCTTCCATAGTAATCCAGCACCAGCATTTGCAGATGCTTCACCACTACCATTAACAGTTGTGTTTACACTGATTCTAAAGAATCCTGCAGGATTCTGTGTGTTGTTATTATTTGTATTCTTAACAGCATTGAAACCAAGAGGAGTTATTAATCTCTTCTTGTTTGCTTCTTTGAGTTCTGGACGTGTTCTAATAACAGGACTTGTAAGTGCACCGTTAGCAATGTTGTTTGATGTTAGAGATGCAATTGTAAAACTAAAGTTATTAGTTACTGCAGTAATCGTTGCTTTGTGTACTAAGTCATTGTTTGAGAATTCTATGATGTCTCCTATTCTCAATTGAGACGCAAAGTTAGACAACGTAGATGTGATTGTTCCTGTAGCACTTGTACCAGTTCCTGATACACCACTAAGAATAGGACCTGAGCCAGGCAATGCTACCTTAACATCTAATACAGCATCTGCTGTACCACCAGTTCCAAATGCATATGATTTTACATCACCGAAACCATATTTTCTTACACCACCCGAAGCCACCGTAGCAAATGTACTACCGCTTGCATTGTTTGTTTTTAGAACCTCTCCTGCAACAAACTCTCCATTGGTTTCGTAGAGATATCCAGTAGTACCACTACCGCTTACAACAAAACCTACAGCACCAGATGTTGCACCGAATAGTAAGTTACCCGCTGTCCATGTGACACTTCCTGTTGTAACAATTTTTACATAGAATTGTGTATCTATGATATTGGTACGATATAATGTAGTCTGATTATTAAGTGCACCAGATTCGTAAGTAAAGTTGATTGCTCTTGTCACACCAATAACATTACCAGCAGCAACGCCAGGTGTAGATGTCAATGTATCTCTAAGTTCAACTGTCTCATACATCGTAGGTGCTTGATGCTGATTAGTTGTAAATATAAAGTTACCAAAGTCTGATGTTAGAGACTGATTTGATTGTGTATCAAATGTACGTGGTTTGTCTACGTCTGTATAAGTTGTAGATAATCTTTCAGTTCTATATCCTTGAACGTAAGCACAACCAGATGATAGTTGTACAGACATGTTCTCCTCTGATGGAGCAACACCACTTGATGTTAATTCTGTAGATGCATAGACACCGTTATTGAATCCGTCGTCTAAGTTTTCTCTAGCATCAACTTTAAATTTCTTGACGTAGTAGTTACCAGATTCTTCTTTTGTTCTGGTTGCAAGTATATCATTAATAAAACTAAGGTCACTACGTTCAACCCTCTTCTCAATATTACCAATGTTAGTTCTAAGAAGTTCTATAAAGTCAGCAGAGTTAGGTGCTGTTAATATCTTCTTGACTAATGTAAGATTAATCTTAAACCTGTCTGCACCTGGTGCAGAGAAGTTTGTACTACCGATTGCGTTATCATATAGAGTCGCATCTTCGTCAGCAGTTATAATTCTCTCTTCTACTTTTAGACCTACTTTGTAGGATGGGTTTGTACCATACTGGTCTAAAATAATTGTCTGTTCTGCAACGGTTACAAAGTATCCTCTAACAAAGTATACACCAGCACCGATGTTAGCAGTAGAACCTCTAGAGTTAGAGTTTGAGTTCAACAACTGAGCAAGAGGAGTTCCAGCAGCAATAGTTGTTGATGCATAGGTTATATCTTCTTCACAAGTAAATGTCTCTCCATCTGTAAATGTGCTTGTGACATTATCAGATGCTTTCTCTAGGTAGTTGACATAGAATGTAATGTTATTTCTAGTAGAGGTAGTAGCACTAATAGAAAATAAAATACGTCCACGAACACCAGAGGTAGAACCTTTTATAATTTTACCACTAAGTGCATTTCTATAATTTTCTACGTCTAGGTTAAGGTAACTGTTTTGTATTAGAACACATGGCACATCGTTGTTCAATGTAATACCGCCAGGCACCACCATAGAACCTTCTTTATAGACACCTTGACCAAACGTGTCTATTTGGTTCTGCAATAAACTTTGCAGCGTCGTAAGTTCTCTTGCCTGTACTGGATAGCCAGGTTTGAACAATACTTTTAAAAACCCCTTATCAGAATCAAAGTCGTCGTAATAAGGAGCTATGTTTAGGTTGGTATTCTGTGCCATTTAGAATTCAATTACTACTTTGAGCTCTTCGTTTTGGTCTGCCGAACGAGTGATCGGAATACGATTATCTATGTATAGGATTTCACCTGAGTTTAACTCTACTTCTTCATTGGCATAACCAGTGACAAATGATAAACCTAACTCATACACAGATACACCTATAGTTATCTGTGATAAAGGAACGGATGATGTTCCAAATGTTGAATCTGGAGTTGCGGTATAAGCATTGGTTCCTGATGTAATCTGATTACTTCCAGAGAATGCTATAACGTTTCCATTTACTGTACCATCAACTGAGTCTTGATAATACTTCAATACTTTTGTTGTTGAATCGTATGATACTACAAATCCCTTTGCATTTGTAGATGATTGTGTGATTGTTTCGCCAGGTGCAAAGTTACCGCTAGGTGTACCAGTACCAGACTGAGGGAAGATCATTGCTTTTACAGCAGACCTTGTATTCTGACTACACACTGTTGTTGTGTTGTAGTCGGTTGGGTTCAATACTAATCCAACACGTCTATATGTTAAATCATTAGGGAAGTCAACAAATGCACTAGTAGTTTCTAACTTACTAGCAAACATAAGTCTGTATGCACCAAGTTCTCTTACTGCATCATCTCCATGTCCGTTATTAGGAGGGAGAACAACGTCAAGAACAGCACCAGTACCATTACCGATATTAGATATCAAACTAACATCAATACTTCCGAATGTATATCCAGAACCTGCCTGAGTGATAGTCACTGTAGACACAGAACCAGATACAACAGTTAATGTACACAACGCTTGTGTACCACCATTGATTTCATAGTCACCACGAACAGGGACGTTCGTATATGTACCATTATTATAACCCGCTCCAGCGTTCTCAACAACCACAGTGTCAACAGAACCAGAGTTGGCAGCAGATTTTACAAGTGAGTTTGATAACACAGGGATGAACTCTGAGGTAACAAACTTTAGAATGTTGTCTGCGTCAATAGTATAGAGATACTTCCATCTGTATGAGTATACGCCAGGACTATCTGAGGTCTCAATAATTGTTGTTGATGTTCCTGTTGGTTCTACCAAAGAGGGGCGTCCTCTTGGGAAGTCAGGACTCTGACCGTTGTAAAGACACTTGTAAACATTGAAACTACTATTCATTACATAGAAGTTTGAGTCATACAATCTTGATGCTCCATTTGCAGTTGTCTTTGTGGGTGCATAATCAGGTTTGTACATAGAATATGTACGCCCTACACCACCTGTGGTTTTTGTAGGATCAATCCAGTCAACTCTAGGAACTACGAGAGCGGTATCAGATATATCAACACGCTTAAACGCAACAGAATCACCATAAGTGGTTCTAGCATATTCAAAACTATCAATTGGTTCGCCTGTGGGTGGCACATCTGTACTACCCCAAGTTTTTGCTCTACCTACAAACATATAGACCTTATTGGTTGCAGTAAGAGTGTCCCTAAAACTTTCCGCAGCGTATATTCTAAATTTGTCAGTAACTAATGCCATGCGACTAAGCTTTTTTTGTTATTTATAATGATCTTAGACGAACTTCTGGTAGCAGAGAGCAGTTTCCGCTTGCTGTCCGCGAGAATGGAAATTCGACTGTGAACGATGTTGCTGTTGTAACAGTAACTTTGTAAGAACCATCAAATCCAGTTCCTGATGTGCAATCCAAATAGAATTCCTGACCAGTACTTAAATTATGATTAGAACTTGTAGTCACGGTGCATAAAGTTCCTGATGAACTATATGTACCAGTAATGACTGGGTGTGCAGCAGCAGTGGTACCTAAGTAACCTCTACCACCAGTAGCAACAGTTAGTGTTTCTGCTACTGTATCCTTAGAACCATACAAGATTCTTTCGGCACTCCACACACTATTTACACTGTCATAAAATGGTATCAAAATTTCACCTTCATCAGGGAATCCATTTTTCTGTGATGAATCAAACCAAACATTCTTTAGATTTATTGTTGTGCCAGATTGTGATAGTGTAGACGTTAGGTATGTAGCAGATAAGTTTTTAGAATTAGATATAAGTCTATTTCTTTGTTTTCTTTCCACTGCAATTGGGTGTGTTGGAAGCACAGTTGGAGCACTTGTATAATTTGCACCACCTTGTAAGTTTACTACACCTGTAACTCTACCACTACCTATTTCTATTGTTGTTTCTGCAAATGCTCCTTCTCCACCACCACCTTGGAATAGTAGGATAGGTGGTACCTCATAGTTAGAACCAGCATTGATGATGTCTACCTGTGTTACTGCACCGTTGACTATAGTAGCAACAAACTCTGCAGTTGATGGTCTTAGACCTGTATACTCATAACTGTCAATAGTGGTAGAACTAGAAACCTTAGCGATTGAACGGTCAGAACCCTCAGAGTCAATCTGGAATCTATCTCCTATATCTAATGAGTTAAATGTGTTGCTGACTAGAACGTCCTCAGCAGAACCTGTAAATATGAATATTTCACAAGTTGATCCTGCACGTGGTGGTTCACTAAACTCTATAATAGAACCTGTTAGAGTAAATGCTACACCTGGCTCTTGATAGATTCCGTTTAAGAATATGAGTAGGTTGTTTTGTGCTTCTACTTCTACGTTGTCACTTTCTAGTGAGAATGGTTCAGTATCCTCTTTCATAGTAAATGTCTTCTTCTGACTATCAAAGAATGGTGCAATCTCATCTAGTAATGTCAACTTACCAAGATAGAATCCGTAGAAGTCCATGCCTGGCAGAGGTGCTTCTGTAAATGTTATTGTGCTTCCTGTATATGTGTATGCTTCTGTAGTACCCTTGACTTGGAATGTGCTATTCAAGAATATCAAGAAGTTATCACTAGCGGGTAGTACTTGTGTACTACCGCCTACCTGTGCAGTAAATATTTTATCAGTGCCATCAAAGGTTACTGTGTCTACTTCTACTTGGAAGAATGGTTGTGTTGCAGATGTCCTTGTAATACCATTAAGATTACCAGAACCCCCTGCTGTAGTTCCAACTGCCTGTGTTACTATCGCCCAGAGAGTTGTTATTGTCGATGCTGTGTCAATACAACATGCTTCAGAGTATGATGTGCTTCCAGAGTCATTACTGATTGTATTGTCTTTGACCTGTGTACCTACAGTGTATGAGTTTGTAGTAACTGTAAGGTTACGCATAACCTGACGACAAATATCTCTAGCAGCATTGAATACTTCTACAGATTGATCTTCTTCTCCTGTTAGGTGTGCTGTAGCAACATAGAAGTTAGCAGCATCATAAGTTGCATCGTTACCGCCAAACTCTATATTGTCAGCAACTGCATCTACGAGTAATTTAGTATCACGAATACACTTGACCTGATAAGAACTAGAGAATCCAGCATTGTTTGCCATCATTCTACCATATGCAGTTGTAGCAATAAATTCTTGGTTTGTTCTTAGTAGTGATGCACCATCTGCGTTCTTGCTGTAACCATATACACCGTATGATACAACTGCTCTTGTGACAGCAGTAGAAGTGGCACTAACAAATGTATGAGTTGATGTATCAGATGATACACCGACGTTAACAGTGAATGTATCATTTGTTACTGCGTCAATTGTATGCCATGCACCCTCTGATGGGTCACCTACTCTAGGATATGTGTGCTGTGTTTGATTGTTGTCTAGACCACATGTAAATGTAAGACTGTTTGTAGCAAAGTATATTCTGTCACCCTTAATCATGCCATGACCAGAAACAGTCACGACCATCTCACCTGTAGTTGGTGTGTAAGCAATATCTGTAGGTTGGAACTGGTATGTTGATAATCCTACCCATGTATGTGAGTCAGTGTTTGTAGCAGTTGTACCGTTCAATGCATTGACTGTAATCGTAGTCGTACCAACCGCTTCCACAGGTATATCTTTCATCTTACCCTGTGTACCTATTGGGTCAGTAGCACGTGGATATGATGCAGTACCACCACCATTGTAACCACAACTAAACTGTAATGATTCGTTTGCAATTCTAACTGTGGATACTGCAAACTTGACACTATTTGACACTGCAGATACAAATGTATGTGTATCAGTATTTGTAGAAGGAATACTGTCTAATACTTGTACAGTAAATGTATTTTCTGTGCAATCAAATACTTGTAACCATCTATCAGATGCGTAGTCTGTAGAACGAGGATATGCTTCGTCACCACCACCATTGTAACCACAGTTAAATGTAATCGCACCATCTGCAAACTTAACTTGGTCACCATTGACAAGTCCATGACTATTGATAGTTACCACCATCAAACCAGTTGTACCACTGTAGGTTGCACCGCCTGGCGTATGTGTTGTTGGTGCAGATAAACCATGACCAGATCCTATAGTCAATACCATCTCACCAGATGCAGGAGCATAAGTTCCTGTTGATGGAAGGAAGTTCTTAACTAACTGTTCTCCAACACGAGGATCCGATATTCCTAATACATCGTTATCTGTATATCCATTACCAGCAGTATTAAGTGCAACTCCTGTTACCTTACCACCAGTGACTGTAATGTCAGCAGTAGCACCAACGCCTCCACCTAGATTATTTTTCAGTGGCACGTTTGTGTATACACCATCGCTATATGTGTTGCCAGATGTAATTGCACCGAATGTTTTTATCTCATCTCCAATTTGATCTAACTGGAAACTAGATGTGTAACTTGCACGGTCATAATACATGCAAAGAATCTTAGTCTCAGCAAGAGGAGGTGTAAGGAATGTTATGGCGTCGTTTGCAAATGTATATGTTGCAGGGTTTGTTACTAGACCATTTGTCATTACGAGTAGTTGCTTCTTATCAGCAGCATGACCAATCTTAGTTCCAATATCAATATTGTTTGTTCTCAACTTAAATGTATCGTTGATACCATCAATGAATAATCTTAGTGAGTGTCCTACACCAGTTCCTAATGATGATAGATTAATTGCACTACCACCTTCAGTAGTAGCAAGTTGTATTGTATTTGCATCTACAAATTTAACATAGTATGCAGAACCATTTGTTAGACCACCAACAGGTGTACCAGTTCTATTGTTAGGATAGTTACCAGTATTGACTGTAGGTAGAGTAGATGGATTGTCTATACCTTCTGTGATGATTCCAGACAATGTAGTAATTGCACTCTTAACGTCTGAACATCCACCTGAGTCTACTGTAATACTCAAGTCAGTAACAGGAGCAATGTTTGTGTAAGTTCCTTCTGGTAGACTATTGGTAACTGCTAGGTTACATAAGTCTCTTGCTTTGTTAAATGCAAATATAGTCTCTGTCTCTTCACCAGCAATATGTGTAATGTATCCAACTGGGTTTGTCCTTGTGACAGTTGACAAACTGTCTGTACTAATTGCAGTAGTAATGATATTGAACAAAGTATCCATTGCAGCGTCAACTGTGGCACATATCGCTGCATCAAATGTTACACCAGTATTTGTTACTTGAGTAAATCCATGACTACCTTGGATATTGATAGCAGTATTAACTATGACATCAGCTGCTAACTCTTTTGCCTTATCAAATGCCCAGATTGCCTGTGTCTCTTCGCCATCTAAGTGTACAGTATTGACATAGAGATTTGCAGCATCCCATACCTCACTGTTTGCACCGTATGTCAAGTTATATGCAATTGCCTCTATACAATCTACAATATCATCTATACAGTTCTGAGGTCCGCCAGGCACACCAGCAAATCCACTTGGAATACCGACTGTTGCATCTTCTAACATTAGATGCACTGCCTCAGCAGCAATCAAGTTCTTATTATTCTTAAGTAAGTTACCAGCATCAATATATGCATTGCCTTGACTTATTACTCCACCAATGTATGAGTTAGTTGCTGCAACAGTAAAGTAGTTACCACCATACTTGAGGTCATTAGTCCATGCAGCAATTACTAATCTTGTGTCTCTAGCACATGTTGCATTGTTATAGTTGAGTGATGGATACTGTGCATTCAAAGCACCAATAGTCTCTTCTACAATATGGTCGATGTTGTTGATAATCAAATCTCTAGCATCTTGGAATCTATCACCACCAGCGTTGTAGATTACACGTTGGTTATTAAGGAATCCATGACCAGTAAGTGTAATTTGGTCACTACTTGTGTTGACGATGCTGCTAGAAGATGCATCGAAGTTAATTGTTCTGTCACTGATGTCATCAATCTTATAAACGATACAAGATAAGATTTTCTGTATGTCTAGTAGTTGTCTACCAAAAATCGAGACCTCAGTTGGTACAAGTGCACTGTAGTCGGGTTTGGCAAGTGCAAAATTGTTAATAGTAGCAAGCTTACCAGTATTCTTAGCAGACGGTTTAGGTGTAACGTAGGTTGTTCCATTGAAGGTGCTTCCAATACTATTTGTTGTCGGTACCCACCAGTCAGTAGAATTACCAGAGTTCAAGTCTAGATTTGCTTTAGACCTGTAATCCTTTTTAACTGTCTGTGTAATGACCTGTGTTCCAACAACCTTGAATCCAGCAGGATGTGCTGCAAACTTAAGTGGATTCTTCCAGTTGTTGATATTAACTGATGATGATATGTCATATGAGAACTCTTGGAACCTATCGCTATCATATACACGCTGTTCATTAAGATCCAAGAATCCAGTTGTCCTTTCCCAACCAGATGCACTGATACTAATAGGTGATACGTCAAATACTGCATCTGCACGACTAAATGCATGTATCTGACCAAATGCTGCAGTCTCTTCTCCAAATACAGGTTCGCCAACCTTAAACTCGCCTTCTACTATCTCTACACTAACAACACGACCAGATGCGTCCCAATTCTTCACAAAACCGTATGCAGTGAATGAACTTGTTGATGCACCTTGATAAATCCTCTCTCCAACCGAGAAAGTTGCTGGTTTCATAAATGCATTGATGGTATCACCTAAATCTGTTGTTTCTAGTAAGAAATAAGTTTGACCTGTTGATATATCGCCTGTTGGTGCACTTGTAAACGTAATAGTGGTTTCTGTGTTTGCATTTGCAAGAGATGTCGCTAATCTAATCTGATTATCTGCTAATCCGTTTGCAGTGGTTGCTGCAACCGCATAATAGGTTGTATTTGGTAATAATGGTTCTGGGAACTGTCCTGATTGCTGAACTAGAGTTACTTTTGTGCCAGAAGGTATTTTTGCATTATAAGGGAAGTTGATAGTGCTACTTGACTGTAATCCAACCCAAGTATGTGTAACTTTAGCAGATACAGTTGGTGCAGACGTAAATCCTCTACCAGCGTTCTCTACAAGCACTGATTGGATGACTTCGTTCTCAATAATTGGTTTTAATGAGAATAATGACCCTTGACCACCTGTAAGAACGATTGTTGGGTTAGCAACGAAGTTTTGACCACCATTTACAACATCTAGGTAGTCAATGACCTGAGTTCTGATTAATTGTAGATTATAGGTTGTGTTTAGTGATGGTTTTAGTGTTCTATCGTGAGAATAGTTGTAAGTGATGTTATCACCACTGATTTTAAGTATCTTACCTAAGTCAGATGACTTAAGAAGTATAGATGCACCAGATCCTGTCTTTTGCTCGATGTTAACAACTGGAGGTGACTGATATTGCTGACCACCTGTCTCTATGGTAACTGCGGTAACACTTTGGTTCTGAATAGTCGCATTTAAGACTGCATTGATACCATTACCACCACTAACCGATACAGTAGGTGCAGATAAGAAACCAGAACCACCATTTGTCACTGTGACTGTATCAATTGCTGCATCAATGACTGTAGCGATGCTTGCAGGGTCATCAAAGGACAATGTATCGACTTGTATAGTAAAATCTTCTGTACTATCACCGCCAGGCAACTTAGTACCATCAAATGTCAAGATTGATGATGTATCGTATGCAGATCCACCAGCAGTTACGGTTACTGTACTGATTCTACCATTACCGTCAGTGACAATAGTAAATTCAGCACCAGATGCACCATTTGGGTTTACTGATGTTTGAGTAACGCCTGTAGTTGTGGTATCTGCAGTAAATGTACCATTACCAGCGGGTTGAGTCTTAAGAGACGCAGTTGCGACTGACCCATAGTAAGGATCATCAAATATAATGTCAGGAGCACTCCTGTAATTAGAACCAGCTTGAGTAATTGTAACACTTGCAAGTTTTCCACCACCACTGACCGCTGAAGAGACAGTTGCTTGTGTACCACTGATTGCTTGTACAGAACCTTGTGAGTCAGAACTGTAAACAGTATTAGTCTCAGCAGTTCCTGTGCTAAACATGATGTATCCTTTGTTACCAGCACCTACTCTCTCATTTTTAAGTGGTTTGATTCTCAATACAGAGTTAACTGGGTTCCATGATATTACTTGACCCCTAGCAGTTGTATTTGCCTGTGTCTGTTGTGATATGACTATCTCATTAGGTATGAATGACCCGAATACATTTTGTAGTGT